TTAGACGTCCACGAACGCACTCAAAACCAGCAAGAGTGAGTCTGGGTCGACTTTTTCGGGCGGATCGGATAGTTGCTTCAGCCAGCCGCACTGCTGAAGCGCGGCAGTGTTGAGCTCGGAGCAGAACCAGCCATCGCGGTTGTTCCAGTCTGTCCCAGCCGCGAAGGCGGCAATCGCGAGGCTGTCGTAGGGCTTTCCGACTTGCGCGAGCACAAAATCGTAGTACGCCTTTTGCTGCGCTTCTGCGCACGGGATCGTGACGCGCTTGAGCGTATAGCCCTTTTGGTAGTCTGCCGCGCGAATCTGGACGCCCGCCGGGAAGCCCGCCATCACGTCATTCCGCGCGCCCAGCAATGTCCCGTCGGGCATGACCGTATCCACGTGGGCGTAGTGGCCGTGCCCAAACCATTGGATTAGGCGCGAGGTCAGTGACCGACTCCCGGAGAACTGCATCACGATCTGACTCATGGCTCGATCTCCGGCAGATCGACCGTCTGGCCTGCGAACGCATGCGTGCAATCACCGAGGAATTCAATGCGGCCCTCGCGTACGAACGAGTGACAGACGCGTTCCTCACGACTCTCGCCCCACGGGTAACGCACGAGAACGGACGGCGAGAACGTCGGCTTGTCCATGCTTCCATTCCACGACCAGACCGGAAGGTTGGCACCTTCGCCGCTCGCCACGTAGACGACGTGCAGCATGTCGCAACCCGGACACTCAAACAGCATCGAGCGCGTGCCGTTGTCGTGCTTCTGTTCTTCCATTTTCATTGCAGCGGCGCCCCGGCGAGCGGCGTCGAAGCCGCAACCGGAGCCACCACCGGCCCATACGCAGCCAGCCCAGCACTCAGCGCGATGTTCGCAATCAGCAGCGCGTCCGAAACGGCTTTGACCTGATCGCCCGGAAGGCCCGCAACGCCCTTCAGTGCAGCCAGAGCGGCCGGAATGGTCGAGTTCACAAGCGTCATTACGCTCGTCGGATCGATGGCTTCCTGAGCCGCACAGAGACCGCGCAGGCCGGCACCAACCGCCATCAGCTTGGGATCGATGGAATACATCGCCTCAACCGATGCGCTGACGGGTTCGAAGACCGTGCAGGCCTTGACGACTTGAGTCTTGAGCGTAGCGGGTGTGACGGGCGCATTTGCGCAGCCGGCGAGAGCGATAGACGCGATGACGCCTGCCGCAAGCAGCATACGTTTGAATTTCATGGTGTTTCCTAGTGATTTGGCAATAAAAACCCCGCCGAAGCGGGGTTTGATGGGTGACGGGCTGGTTACCGGTTTTTGGTATTGCGTTTGTTTCGGTTTTGCTCTGCGCGCGTGGCCCATCGACAGTTGCCGGGCTCGTAGTTCCCGTCGTTGTTGATGCGATCAAGCGTCAGACCAGCCGGCCGCTTCCCCATGTCTTCAAGGAAGTTTTCGAACTTGTTCCACCGTGTGCATACCGAAATCCCTCGTCCGCCGTAGTTGTCATATGCGTCATATTTCGGGTTTGTGCATCGCTGAAACATCATCTGCCACACTTTGTATTCTGGTGTGGTGCCGCAGCTGATCGTGTGACCGTGCGTTGCGCGCATAACATTGGCGACGCGCCTCTGCTCGCGCCCGTAGCACCCGCACGACACTGTAATTCCTGCATTTAGGCTAGAAATACGGATGACTTTCGTCTGCCCGCAATCGCACAGGCATGTCATGGCCCGCTCGCCGCGTTGGCGCGTTTCTTCGCCGACCGTGACAAGATGACCGAAGCGAGTTCCGGCAGATATGTTAATCTTTGCGACACCCATCGTTGCTTTCTCCTAAAAAGTGGTGATGGCTAGAGAGCGGATCGGTATCGCAAGTACCTTTCCGCCCTCGCTATCTTAGCACGAAACGTTAGTTATCCGAACGACACGGAGACAATCGATTGGTGAGACCTTTCGGGAGTTGAGGCGGAGGGTTACTGCGCGGCTGGTGCTTGCTTGTCGGTGCGTTCAGCCCACGCATTGTAGCCGGCATGAAGCGCAGCCACGATGACACCGGCGATCAGCCCCGACAGATTGGCGGGGACGGCCCCGTGGAAACCATGAAGCGCCCAATCCACCGTGGGGATGAGGTCGGCGGCGCTGACTGTCAGGCCCCCGCTAATCATTGCCTTGTACATGAGCTACTCCTTGTGAAGTGACTTGAGTTCGTCGGGCGAGTACACGAAGCCGGGAATGAGGAACGCCTGAACGTTCCATACCGGGTCGCTTTCTTCGTGCCGCCCATGTCCTTTGCCGCGGTGATGAAGCTCGCAAAGAGGGAGTTGGTTGTGGACCGAATCGACAAACGTCTCAGGTTTCGTTGGATCGAACGCCTCCCAATCGAAGCCCTGCGTCAGACGGATCAAGTCCCAGACCAGGTGCTTCTTTGGAATCGGCACGACGCGCTGCAACTTGTGCGAGAACATCACGTCGGTCTTGTTCAGGGCGACGTCGCGGATCCACGCGAAGTAGATCGCATGGCTGTACGCCCATTCGAAAAATCGATGATGGCTTTCCACCGACTCTTCGTCGCCGCAGACGGCACAGACGTAGCCGCCTTCGGCCTTCATCTCGCGCTTGCTGGCTCGGAAGATCGAGGATTCAGTGCGCGGCTCATGGCCGGGATAGAAGACGTCCTCGGTCAACGTCCGATGCGTTTCGTGTGCAGTTTCGGAAGTCATAGACAACAAAAAGCCCGCTCGCGGCGGGCTATTAGGTGAGGGGATGCGGGATCAGATGCCGAAAGCGGATTTCGCTGCCGTGTAAAGTGAGCGCCGTTGCGGCCAACCAACCGGAGTGCCGGGATTGTTGGCGTTACCCAGATTCCACGCTTTCGAGATGCCGAGGAAATTCCCAGCATCGGCGAGCTTATTCATATTGCGATTGGCCCAACACCAAGCGGATGCCATCGCGGCATTTTCTGGTTGCTCGAGAAGTTCCGGATGTGCGATCACATCCAAATCGATGGCCATCACGATCAGTTGGTACAGTGTGCGCCCAGTGAGTCCAGCGCCGCGCGCTCGGAACGCCCAACCGTCGCCACTCGCGACATCGCCATTCCCGTTGCGATTCGCATAGACGAAGTTAGCCAGTTTTTCGGGTTGCCCGGCATATTGCGATGCGAGTGCTTGATTCGGAAATTCGCGCGGAAAAATCGCCATTAGGCGTGTCGCGGTATAGTACATATCTTCGGATAGTGCCGTCAGATACTGCGACTCGACACCATAGGTAGCGAGAAACGCAGACATTCGGAGCGGCGTATTGATCTCGTACTTATCACATGCGGCTTGCATTGGATCGAGCCATTGCGACGCACGAAGCAACGTGCATCCGGTGCCGGCGGCGATGATCTGGGGTGTAAGGTTCATTGCCTATCCGCCTTGTTTTCGAGGCGACGATCAAACTTCTCATCCATCGATTCAAGTTTCTTGAACACCGCATCGACGGACGCGCTGAATCGATCAATGGCCTTCTCGAAGGCAGAATTCGGTGTGTACGTCTCAGCCACGTGCAGGCGGTAGGCGTCGAAAGCCTTCTCTTGCTCCTTCATCTGCTTCTCCTGCGCCTCGAACTTTTGATCGTGCGCCTCGAATTTTTTGTCAGCCTGGCTGATGGCGCGTCTGATCAACCAGCCAAACGCGCCAACAACAGCAGTAGCAATGCCGCCGACCCCGGCAACGGTCGTGTTGTCCATGTGGTTCTAGAAAGGGAAGAGCCGCACGTGGCGGCGAAGGAAATCAATAGAGCGGATACAATGCCGTATTGGAACCGTGGCATAGCCATGCCCGTCCTGCATTCGCGGCCAGCGTCGTTGGCGCACCAATCACTGTTCCGGATGTTGCGTTCACCGCCTCCGGCGAGACAGATTGCCCAACGCCCAGCACGTTCGCAGTCTTCAGCGCGAGTGTGATGATGTCTCGGACTGTTATCTACGGCGGAACGGTTTGGAGGGCGACGGTCATTGCAATTTTACGATGCTAATTTAGTACCAGTTAATCGTCATGCGGCAAGTATTGTTGATATTAAGCGCACCACCAGATGCCTGAAGGACATTGGCTGTAAATACTTGGCCTGGCGATACGGGAATAACGCCCGTTGTGATCGTCTGTTGAGACGACCCACTGGCTGGATTCTGTTGTTCGGCGACAGGCGAACCCGCCAAATATATTCCGATATAACGCTGACCGGTGCCATTGTTGGCCCATGAGCAATACATGACACCATTTGCCCATTTGACGTTCGCCGGAACGGTAACTTGCGTAGGAGAACCAGATGACCACGCGGACAATTGGTCATAGTTGGCACCGTACCACGTGACGGCGGTAGTAGTGTTGTTAGGAATGGACTGTGCGTTACTCAGATAGACGTTTGTGAACGCTGGCTGCGAGCCATATGTCATTAGACCAAGGCGGTTCGAATAATTAATGGTCGTTCCGTAGACCGTTATGTCGCCGCGCCCTTGAACCGTGATCGGATTGATCAGATTCCCTGAATATCCATATACGACATGTCCAAAGCTAGGTTGTTGCGTTCCCGGATTGTTGGCTTCCTTGACAATGATGTTGCCAAGAGTCTTGTAAAAGAAATGGTTCTGAGACAGAGAGAAGGACGTTACATCATGCGTACCAGTGTCAGCAGCCTGAAGAATCATGGAGCCGTTCCACTTCGACTCGTACCACGAGTTATCGTCCGTATTGCCGATGTCCCACGACGGGGTTCCTACCGTGTAGGTCGCGCTAAAGGCTTGGAGGTTGCGAAATTCATTCTCGTTGACACCGCCGATCAAAGCGTTTCCCCACATCACCCATGGAATTGCAGAATTCGTCGTCGCAGTAAGGTTGGCGTTACTTGCCGCAACGTTGTCAAAAACGTTTCCAGAAAGGCTAACATTGCCTCCATAGACGTTGTTAGTAGTCGTCCCAAGGCTGATGTTAGAGGCGGTGCAGCGCACAACGGATGAATCGGCATAACGTCCATTGCGAAGAGTTTTGAATAGCCATCCGGTTCCGGCACGCTCTGCGCAATCCCACATCATTCCGGTGACACCATTGCCGTTCAGTGGCGCATGCGCACCATCGTCGACGGGCTGAATGTTGAGCATCGTCCCATTCGCGGCGCCAGCCCATACAACTCGTGTCGCTGCGCTACTGACGATGTTGGCCCACGTATTGGTGAACGTCTGATTGCCGTCGATGGCGCCCCCATCGCCCAAGAACGTCACATACTGGTTGTTCTCAGTTATGGTGCTGGTCTGCATATACGTGCCGCGGGGAAAATAAATTATTCCCCCCGTGAGCCTGATCGATGCTACGGCAGCATTGATCGCCGAGGTATCGTCAGTCCCGTACACATACGAAGCCCCAGAAACAGTGGTGCTTGCGTTGGCTGACAGGGTTGCAGACGTAGCGCTCGAGACTGACGCAATTGTCGTAACAAGAGGCAACCCGGCAGAAGCCGCCCCACTCACGATGATTGGCTTCCCAATATCTGACGATGAGAACGTCCCAGACGCGGAAGTAAGCACCGCAGATCCAGAGGTGATAGCCCCATCAAAACGATTAATCCCGTCCCCAAGCGCTCCGAAATCCTTGACGCTAATGCGCTCCCCCAATTTGCCAGCCAGAGACCTGGCAATACTGCCGGGTGCTCCTTGTAGATATTGCAAATTGGCTGTCGCGCCCGTCGCCGTCGTTGCACCAGTACCACCGGACGAAATGCTCAACGATGTCGGAAGAGAAAGGCCAGAACTACTGAATGTGCCGACAACGCTATTATTCGAGACAATCTGAACAGGGTGGTTTCCGCCCGACCCTACAATGAATGCTTGCGGCGTCGTCCCGGATACCAAGGCCCCGCCAGGGACATCGAAGCCGACATAGGCATATCCGAGACCTGGCGTTCCACCATTGGTGAAGTCAATGAACGGAGAATTCGTGCCGGCCGGGTTGACCGTTAGCGCGGCACCGGAGGTCGGCGCTGCCGTTACCGTTGGCGTCGTGACGGAACCCGTAACCGAGAGCGTGGGCACCGTCAGTGGGCCCGTGAGTGTGCCCCCCGCCAGCGGCACATAAAGCGAGAACTGGTTGTTGAGCTGCGCCGCGGTCAGCACCTGACCAGGTGTGAACTGAGCGAGCGCCGGCAACGTGACGAGCAGCAGAAAGGCGGCTAAGAGTTTTCGCATAGCAGAAATAGAAATGCCGCCCGGAGGCGGCTGATCATCCCGCCGATCGGCGGATTCTTCGGCCCGAGGGCCATTTAGAGGGGTTGCTATGAAACGAGGTATCATTCCCAGCATCAAAATCAAGACGGGGAAGAACATGATTCGGGCATTGCTTCTCGGAGGGGCTGCGCTTCTCTTGAGCGCATGCGGTGGTGGGGATGGTGGGAGTCCCGCACAAACGTCCGCGCCAACCTCATCAAAATCGGTGCTGATCGAGGCTTATGGCGACTCGACTACGGTCGGGTGCACCGCGACACCTGGGGCAACATCTGAAATCTGCCCGACCGCTGGTTACGCGATGGCGGCCACAACCGAACCGCAAGCACTGCAATCGTTACTTCGGGCTTCGCTTGGGTCGTCCGTGACCGTCTCGAACAAGGGTATTGCAGGAATCACTGCCGATAACCTGTTGAATGGTACGGGCCGCGAGGGTGGCCAGACATGGCAAACATCGATGGCCGTATCGAAAGCGCAAATCGTGACGATCAATATCGGGCTGAACGATGCATGGAAGCCGAATGAGAACTTTGTCGCGGACTTACAGAACATCGTCAGTACCGCTCGGCAGTATGGCAAAACGATCATCCTGTACACGCCAAATCCGGCGCTCACGCCCAATTCATCTGTGAATGCCAATCTGCTCACGTACCGTGAGCAGATCCTGCAAACGGCGGCATCAATGAACGTGACCGTGGTTGATGATTACTCGATCACATCGCTGGAGCAATGGGCGCAGGTTCTACCGGATGGTATGCACCCAACTGCGCAGGGGTATGAGATGAAGGCGCAGGCAGAAGCCTACGTCCTGACGCCGATTGTCAAGGCATTGATGTGATCTCATTCCGGAGTTGGCAGATATGTCCTAGAAAGAACTGGTAGGCCATTAAAAAAAGCCGCATAACGCGAGTCATTCAACGCGACGCTGCCTTGATTTGGGTAGATCGTCGGATCTTGCGCATTCGCGAAGCACGATATGATCGTCGTCTTTGTCGGATCGGAATATTGGACATACATCACTAATCCTCAAAAATCATAACCCATAACAGCAATTGCATAGGTTGGCGTTCCAGCACTATTTGACGATGTGTAATAAATCGTCTGCGGCGATGAGACTTGAAGATTTCTGAAGACCCCTGAACTACCGCCACCAGATGCCGAGGTCGAACTGAAGTTGATGCCCTGAATGCCAACGTTGATCGATGCAATCGGATTCAGTTGGATGCTGGTCGTGGCTGCGGCAGAAGAAGAGGCCGCAATGGTTCCGGATATTCCGACTGCGTTCGGCGGTATAGCAGACGATACAGATAGGGCTGTCGGCGATGCCTGAGTTACGCTGGTTGACAATACCGTGACAGAGTTGATAGAAATCGATCGGTCCCGCTGGAAGCCGACCACAAACTGCCCGCTACCATTCGTCGGCCAAACGCTCACCAGCGCCGATGCCGTGTAGCCAGCCGGCATGTTTGCGCCACCATATACATTCGGCTGCACCGCGCTTGTGGCATTCTTCGCGAGCAACGCGCTCGCCCCAGTCGTCGGGTTGTAGATCGCGTACAGAGCGACATAGCCCGAGGTCGGGGCAGATCCAGTGTCCATCCCGCCCGCGCCGGTTGTGGCGAGGTTGATGGTTTTGTTGAAGTTCGCGAGGCGATATGTCTGGCCGCCGAGCGCGGTCTCGACAATGATCTCGTCAGCGGTCAGGGTCGCGGTAGCCGAGGCTGTGCCTACGCCCATGACAAGGTTTCGCGCGGATCCGACAACAGGCGAGAAGCTATTCTTTAGAGCCGTCAGAACGTTGTTGAACTGATTCTTGGTTGGCGTAACGCCGCCCGCATTCACAACGTTGATGAGCTCCATCATCACGGAGTTTAGCCACTCAGCGGGCACGATCGTCGCAGGCGTAGCGGTCGCCGGATTGCCGTCGGTGAAAAATCCAGCCGTGCCGGCAGCGGTAGACGCCGGCTGAGACGTCGCTGCGGATGCATTGTCAATTTGATACATGGGTGCCCTAGTTTTTATGCGAGAGAAGACGTGTCAAGGGTGAACGTGTAATCAAGAAGTCCGGTCTGACCGTATGCGAAGTGCACAATGGTATGCGCCGGTACGACCGCCCTGATTTCGCATTCAAGAACTGTGCTATTCCATGAGCCCAAAGCTTCTCCGGCTGTAGATTGCCCTGCGGCGAAACGGACAACGGTTGCAGCCGGCGCATTGACCTGCCAAGCGAAAAACCAGTCGGTGTTGCCGAGTTGCTGGCCACATGTGCTTTGCCCACAACGAAACGGCGCGAAGTTCGTTATCGTGATTCCGTAGCCGAGCTGAGCCGCGAATCCGATGTAGTACGCCGCAGACTGGCCGCCTGTATTGGCCAATCGAGCAACGACTTGCGCTCGCCGCTGCTGCACCGTCGGCGCCTCTCCGGCACATGGATCGGGAAGTCCGAGCGTCGCCTCCCATTCCGGAAGAAGTTCGTATGTCGTCGCTGGAAATGAGTCGACAAGCAGATAGTTTGATCGCTCGGTCTGCCTACCGTAGATCTGCGTTAGGCCGGTGAAGACCCGCGTTTGAATGGCATCCGGATCGCGAGGCCATACGCGCCCGCGCGGCATCAAAGCCTGAAATGCGCGCAGATAGTCTGCGGAGGTGAGATTTGGCGCAAGCATTACTCACCTCAGACATAGTTGACGGTGCCTAGTACGGGCAGGTAGCCCGTCGCACTCGTGATGTTCCCCGTCGGCGACGTAATGACGAATCCTGCAGTGTTTGGAACGGCAGAAATGGCGGATTCGATGGCCGACAGGTTGATCGTTCCGCCCGGCGCGCCGTTTGCCAAAAATACGCCGGAAATTGCTGCGGCAATCGCGTTGCGCGTCGTCGTACTCGAGGAGGTCAGGCCGTTGATCGTGAAATTGATCGTGTTCGCAATCGGTGCGCACGCATAGACGAGCGCTGTAACCGGTTGCTGCGTGATGATCATGTTGGCCAACAACAGTTGATCGCCGGTCGCGACCACGCCGCGCGGCGCTCCGCCCGGGCCTTGGTCGAATTGCGAAACGCCATTCGTGCCCTGCGGGAATCCGTTGAAAGCAGACTCCGAGTTGTCCATCATGAAATAGACGACGACCGTACCGGTTCCGAAGCCATTCGGCGCGATCCATGCGCGCGTCACGCCGGGAACAGCGAGCGCCCACGTTTGGTAGTCGCCCTTCGCGCCGCCTTGCGGCGAAGCCTGGAATGCGGCCATCACACGCGCACCGAACTCCGTATCGTTCTCGACGTCTGCACCGCCAGTGAAGGCCGCAGTTGCGGCTCCGCCTGACTGGATGCCAGTAATAGCGGTGCCGAGCGTCATGGCAGTGCCCGAGGCACAATTGCCGGCCGATCCCGCCGCTGTCGCCGTAACCGCGACAGTCACCGACGAACCCGACACGGTTGCGCTGGCATTGACCGTATAGGTAACGCCATCGCCGCGCACGATCGTCGTGCCCGCGTTAATGGTGCCCGCCGAACCGGGAAATGCGATGCTCCCGGTCGCCGCCGTCGCCTGTTTGCGATAGACGTTCTTCAGTGCCCCCCATGCCTCGAGATATTCATCGGTTGCCGTCCATGGGACGGCCTGCTGTGCCAGCCAGTCGAGATAACCGTAATGAAGATGAGCGAGACCCGCTTGAACGTCGCCGGTTATCTTGAGGTTGGCAATGCGAAGGAGCGGATCTGAGCCGGGAACGCTAGAGGCAATGTCCGATGCAACTTGCGTTTTTAGGTCCGAAAGTGTCGGGCGAGCGAACGGCATTAACTAACTCCCTGCCAGGCCCACGTATAGGCATTCGCCACCGTCGAGCCATCCTGTTTGTATGCGACGACCTGTGCGCCGAGTTCGCTAGTCTTCGTCCACTCGACGTAGACATCGAACTTCGCCACTACTCCGTCGTCGATCATCCATTGCAGCGCCTCGACGATGTAGTCATAGGCACGTTGCAACGTTTCCTGAGTCTGTTTCGCTCGCTGTAGCAGCCAGAGCCGCGAGCCGATCTTGACGGTGCTGAATTCGTCGCCCCACCAGCCGCGGGGATCGTTCGAACCGTCGGGAATCATGTCATCGGGCTCGGCGATTCTATCGGTGAAAAGGCTGATCAGGACGGCGGTTTCTAGATCGTTGCCGGTCGTCAGCAGCGCACCGGACATACTCCAGTCGCCGCGCGAATTCGCCGTATCCCAGATGGTTGTCGTATCGGTCATTCGGTCTGGTTCGGCGAGTTGGAGGTGATGGTGCTGCCACCGCCCTGAACGTTATGTACGTCATGGTTGTGGCCGTTGAAAATGACCCGCTCGGATGCCATGCTGCGGCCCGTCGTATCGCAGTTATCGACGATATCGCCCGTGCATTCGAATCGAGGCGTGACGGCCCTGATCTTTGTCGATGCGTTGATCGTGACGATCGTCGCGTTGTCGACCTCGACAGGCTGATTGTTTGCCTTTACCTTGATGCCGCCCGACGCCGTCAGATAGATCTGCTTTCCGTCCTGCGTGTAGATCATCGTCTCGCCAGGCTGCAGCCCTGTCGGCCGCGAAGGCTGGTGGACGGTACCCAGCACGACGCCGTTCGACCGGTCACCACCGAGGAATACAACAAACGCGTCGGAACCGTCCGGCGGATTCGATGTCAGCCCAAACTCAACTGGCCGCGGCGTGTTGTCTCGCGTCTCGAGTGCGTTCAACTTCACCTGCATCATCTGGACGCCGCCAGAATCATTGACCGTCGTCACCAGCGCGCGGGCGAGCGACATCAGAACGCGCCTCGCGACGCGCTCGAGAATTCCTTGTTGATCGCTCATTGTTGCGGGACTGTTCCGTGGACATCGCCGTACTGCGGCATCAGAACGATTGGTTGCGGCTCGAATGCTTCCGGGATCATCAGCGTTAGTTCGGCATGCGTCCCATCAAGACCCAGGTGATACGTCACTTCGGAGATAAGGAAGCGCTCGGGCACTGTTCCCCCCTGATCTTTCGAGACCTTCAGGGAGGGAATCAGGACGTCAATCAGTTTGTTCGGCTCCCAGAGGTTGCCGTCCACGTCGCGCCAGTTGTCGACCACCACATGCACAACCCTTGACCGGCCAGCGCGTCGCGCAATCTCCCAGTCCGCACGTTGCTTGCCAACGTTCCAGCCAATCTCGCCAGCCTCGGCGATGATGATCCGGTTGCGAAAGCGTGGCACATTGGGATCAATGATCGTGTACGCCGGCTGGTTGACTGCGTTGAGGTCCTGAAGGTTGTTGGTCCCGATCATCACGCATGTAATGTCGGAGTACCGCTGATCCATCGACCAGTCAACCGCAGCGCTTTCTAGGTTGATTCCCTCCTGGATGCCGCTCGCCATTGCCTCCGTATTAGCGCGCGCCAACCTCAGCGTTCCATCGCGCTCCTCGTAGACGAGTAGGGCGCTGAATCGTGCGGACCGCTCAATGATCTCGTACGCCGTTTCGCCGAGCATGATGTTCTGCTGCGGAATGATCGGGAGGCCCGTCACATCGCAATTGACGGTGACGCCATACGGTTCAGCCAGCTTCGTCGCTATGTCAACTACTGTGCAATTGCTGATCTGCCCGGATGGCCAGAGAGCGGCGCAATCAAGGACGTCTTGACACTTGCCGCGCCCGGTCACGCGAATCTCATGCATGTTCGCGTTAAAGGACGGGAGTACCTTGTCGACATAGCCAGTCACGACAGGATCGAGGCCAATCGTCAGAATGCACTCGTCGCCAGGCTGCACAACAACGTCATTGGCCTGGCCGGGAAACAGTTCGGTCATGCCGATTTCGAAGTCGGACGGGAACCTTTCAATGCCACGAGTACAGCGCAGGCTCGTCCATCCCGACAGCATATAATTGCCAATCGAGAGAAGAATTCCGTCGTCAACCATGCGCTAAACCCAAGAGGAAAACATGAAGAAACTTGTCATCGCAACAATTCTTAGCGTCGCATCGCTCTCGGCAATTGCTGGCAAAGCGCCTTCCATACGCGTCGCAAAGCAGCCAAACTGGGAGTCCGTTGAGGCGGGAGATGCGTCTGATGACGGGAGTTACAGCTACACGCTCTACTACAAAGCGGACCCAGACTCACTTGAGCGGGCCAAAGCCGATTCGACAATCGTGGCGCGAGCCGTGCTCAAGGAACTGATGAAAGAAAAGGTACTTCCGACCACCGATAAACACATCTTTGTGTCGGTCAATGTCGTGCGCCGAGGCCTGAAAGGCGAAACTGGCAAACCCCTGAGCGTTTGGTATGGAACGACCTACTACGACTCATACACCGACCAGATCAAATGGAAGCCGCAAGGCAACTGACGCTACCGCGACAAAGCCTTGAACGATGTTTGCATGAAGGCCGGATGTACTGGATTAGCCTGCGCCACCAGTTCATCCGAGCGCGTCGCGTCACGGTATAGCCGGTTCGCAAGCGTGAGCGCCGGCAGTGTATTGCCGAAACTGAACGTCGCGATTGCCGCTAGTCCAGAGCCGCGCGCATCAAGGTCGGCGACGACCGACTGTCGCAAAGTCTTGAGCGACATATAAACATCGTCTTCACCCTGATTTGCCGCCGTCGTGATCTCATTATCGATCAGCGCCGTGATGCTGTCGCGCATCGTCGATGCATTATCTGCCGACGTCGGCTGATATGTCGTTGCTGCTACGGCAATCTGAGCGACTGTCGCTCGGCGCAGCAAATCACCGCACGCGTTTTGCATCGTTTTCTGGGCGAGCGCAACCTGCGACGTTCCGACAACCGGCGAAGGCGCGAACGCCATGAGGCTCGACAGCAGCCGGATAGCGTCTGCCGGCGACGCTGCGGACGCAGCTAGAGCCGTAACGACTCCTTGCGCCGAATTCGCGAATGTCGTTTGGTCGGCGCCCACATTGGACGCAGCCGCAGTGAGCGCACTTCCGGCCGTCGCCACTGCTGCGCGATTCGCCGTATCAGCCGAGATCAGGCTTGTGACAGTCGCAGCGCTGGACGCTTTCTGGTTTGCGCCCACATAGCCGGTATTTCCGCCGCCAAAGAGACGCCCGAAATTTCCGGCCAGCGTCGAAATCGAATTCCAGAAACGCTTGACATCGTGAACCAGAGTGGTAACGGTCTGATACCAGCCGACGACCGTCGAGACCGCAGATTGGATTACTGCGGCACCCGCCTTGATGGCAGTGGCAATGCGCGTCGCGAAGCTCGCCAGAGAGGCGAGATTAAGTCCAGACGCAGCGCCTATGACCGCAGTGATGGTCGGTTGCTGCGCCTTTGGATAAAGCCGGTCGCCGCCCCTCGCAAAGACAAGCCGCACCTCAATGACGCGGCCGCGGTCCCATGAAGTGCCGAATTCTACGGTCAGGCAATTGACCTTTATCGTCCCCCATGTCGGGTGAACGAGAGTTCCGAGCCCCGGCGCCTTGGTGTTGCCGTTCTTACCACCCTGAATTACTTCAAGCAGACGCTGACGCTGATCGATGACTGAGCCGCCACCATAAACGAGGCTGTTTTCGACCAGAAAGCCTTCGACCCGAAATATGTTCGTCGATATCCCCAGATCTTCGATCCACGGCATCGTTTCTTTGTTCGGATACTCATGGATAACGTTTCGCCGACCAAACGTGCCGCGCTCATCCAGCACGGCAAACGGTACGCCGCCATAGCTTGCCGTGCGCATCCGGCGCCAGTAGTCGCTTCCGTTAGCGAAGATACCCGCAACATCCCTAGCCATCTGCGCGACGCCACCGATGCTCCCGACGGCATTGACGAAGTCTGCTGAACTCATACGGACGGACCTGTTACGTTAGAGGTGCTGACGCGCGCAGAGCCTTTCCCGCTGCGCACAGTGGCAGTTGCCTTTGTGCCAGCAGGCGCGTTGTGCAGATGAACGTCGACCTGAAGCCCCTTGTCGACGCCCGCCCCGATCTGAGAATCGGTATAAGGCTGAACCCCGTTTTCTGCGCGGATTTGCGACTTGATCAAACCGGCAAGCGTGGCGCGGTCGTTTAGGTTCGGAACCTGATCAGCCGATAGCCCCGTACCTTTGGACAACAGTCCGGTGTAGTTAGCCATCTGCTCTGGCGTATTGCCCGTGCGTGCGCCGCCAGTCCACTTATCCGCGATCTGAGCGAGCGTCAGGCCGCCATACCGGCGCCGAAGATTCGCTGTCGCCGCCGCAATGCCTTCCTCAGGCGTCGCGTAGGTTCGCTCATTGCCATTGTTAAGGATGTTCAGCGGGTTATTGCTGCGGATTCCGAGCGGGACCTTAGTATCGCCGATTGCCGCTGCAGAGGGATTGCCACCGGCTTCGAGCGATGCAGCGATGTCCGAATTGGACGTCCCCGACATGTGCGCGGCGAGCGCGCGCAGAAAATCTCCTGCGGGAAGATGCGTCGATGCCGCCAGCCAATCGCCATTTCGAACGTCGTCGATGCCCTGCGTGTTGTCGACGTCAGGCAAACCAGCCAGCTTCGCAACCTTCAGGGCGGCCCACGCAGCGATGCCAGCCAGGCCAAGCGTACCTAAGGCTGTCACTGCGGCAGGGATGGTAAGAGTCGTCAACGTGACGAGGCTGGAAACAAGGTTCAGAACGCCGCCGATCGGCCCAGCGAATGTAATCGCCGCAATCACGGCGGCAACTCCTTTCACGCCACCGAGGGCATCTACGAAATCTCCGATACCCTTTGCGGTCTTGTCCCAATCAACACCGTCGACCCACTTCGCGAACCGCTCGACGTACTCCGAAATGCGCGTCGCGACGATATCGCCGTACTTGTCGACGAGCCGGCCAACGACGTTGAGCACCTTTTCAACCGCAGGTGCCAGGGCATCGCCGAACGAGTACTTGAGTCGCGTTGCCGCCGCCTCGAGGTGCAGCATGTTGGCATTGAACTTCCGCCCTTTGGAAAGGGTTTGCTTATCGAAGACGAGTCCCAATTCCTTCGCCTGCTTCACGAACGCATCGATGCCGCCCCCGCCTTTTTGCAGCAAAGGAAGAAGCGACTCGACGCCAAACGCACCAGCGATAAGCGACTGAGCCTGAACATTGCCTTTCTGGGCGACGATCGCATTCGCCACCTCTTTGAGTGCACGCGTCGCATCGACGGCGCCGTCCTTCGTTCGATGGAGTGAGATGCCGAATTTATGCATCATCACGAGCGCGTCCTGATTGCGCCCAAATGTTGCATCTTCGATGGTTCGACCGAGAGACTTGAGGCTGCCTGTCATATCCTCTGCAGACAGTCCGGCGAGCTTCGCCGCGCCGCGAAACGCCTGCAAATCGTCAGTCGACACGCCCAATACGCCAGACGTGCGCTCCACCTCGGCGCCCATCTTTCCCCACTCGTTGGCGAGCAGGGCAATACCGGCGATGGAGCCTATACCCGCAATGGCCGTAAGGGGGGTGATGAGCGACGCCACAGAGCGCGCGGTGTCCGCCGCCGCAGTTCCGACAGACTTCATCGACTTCGCGACGCGATCGAGACCGACTTCCTTCCCGAAGTTAGAAAAGGACGATTTCAGGTCGCGCGCCGGCTTCGTGAGGTTGGCGAATGACGCCTTGATCTTGCGGACATTGGCAGTCGCCTTGTCAACGGCCGTTATAGTGACGACAAAAGGCGTAGCGGCTGCCATTACGACTCCATCTCTTTCTTGATTAGTTCAGCCTGCTCACGCCACCAGGCCAGCCGGGAGAGGCTAAGTTTCCACGCGTCCTCCGGCCCCCACCTGAAGAAGTAGGTAACGGTTGCGACTACGTTTCCGCATCCGTCTGGCCATCGTCTGTAAAACCCCCGAGATACTCGTTCGCCTCCGTGAAATCACGCTGGCAGAGTTTCTCGATAGCGAGTTTCGGCACACCGGCCACCAGGCTAATCAGCATGATGCCGATGCCGATGTTCGTCGACGCCGACATGGCCTTGTCGAGCTCGCCAGCGGTCGGCTCGCGCAGGTTCAGCGATTCGTAAGTCACAGCGCCTTCGCCCGAGCCGATCGAGACCGGCTTGCGAAGTTTCATGATTTTTTCTTCAGGCTGCATATCAGTTCTCGCTTACGAACGGACCTTCGAACTTCACTTCGAAAGTCGCCTCCGCTGTCTTGACTTCCTGAACATCAACACACCACATCGATCTTCCGATGATCGTCTTGCCGTTCGCCAACTGAAGCACGACGGTGCTGTTCGTCATTGAGTTAAACGATGCGACGCTCAAATTCTTCGCGTCGCGCAGCGTGCCGGAAATCATGCCCGTCGACGGCTTTTCGCTGTAGCCGTGAACGGTGTCCTGCCCGATCAGAGATTCTCGTTCGATGGTTGAGACTCGATAAGTCAAGTCCCCCTGCAGCATGTAGTTCTGACCGTCGACCGAGATAAAGGCAATCCCGGCCAGCCTATTCGTGTTGTCAGCCAATTTGGCCTCCAAATAAAGAAGCCGCCCGGAGGCGGCCTAGGTTGACTGGGATTAGCTCAATCGGAACTGAGCCAAGAGCGCGAAGATGCGCAACTGATTGATTAGGACGCCTGGCCAGAGCACGTCCACGCGGTTCGGGTTGCTGGCGTTCTGCTGGACAATCAACCCTTGCGCAAACTGCTGGCTCTTCTGCACGAATCCGTTGTATTCGAGCGTCTGATACTGCGCGATGATGTCTGCCTTGATGACGCTCGGCGTCACGATGTTCGAACCCGGCGCAAAACGGGTGCCGTCGGCCGCCAGCTTCACGCGTGCATACTTGCTCGTCACCACCGTAGCCAGCGAACGCAGCACGAATGCCAGCAGGAACATCGTCTCGACTTCGAGATACGAGTTGTCGGGCTGGCCGAATGCATTCGTCTGGTACGTCGTGATCGCGTTTTCAATGCGGACTGTGCCATCCGTGCCGACCGTGAACGTCGAAATTCCGTCGTACAGGTTGGTATTTCGCTGCGACAACGAGAACTGAGACGCCAGCGGAGGAGCGAGCACGTCGTTCAGCACGACCGTCTGGAGCGGCACGCCCGGATCAGCACGCAGGCTCACAGCCGAAGCAGCAGCAAACGCGGCCGCCCACTTCCAGACCGGCGTCGGCGAGTCGTAAAAGCCCATGCACGACTCATGCTGGTTGTTGCGCGCCAGGCCGAACGTCGTCAGCGCAGCAGACGTGCCGCGGTAGGCGAAGAAGCAGTGGCCGTAGACCTGAACGCTCCACGACCAGCGACCCGTCGTGTCGTTCAGGAAACTCTTCAGTGCATCGAGCGACGTCGTATCGGTGTACGGGCACACGATGAAGTCGAACGGCATGCTCTGCAGGTTCGCGAGGCCCGTCGTCAAGTTCGGGTTCGTCGCGCCGCTTGCCATCGGCGTGATCGTGAACGCGAGACCCGTCGGCGTCACTTCGCCACCCGGCACACCGCGATAGTTCACGCGGATGTCGATGTCGTTGCCGGCGAGGCCCTTATTCTTCGCCGTGATAGTGACCGTGGTCGTCGACGCCGTCGCCGTGACCGCGAGATCATTGATCGCATTGATTGCCGCAGCAACAGCCGTCGCAATCTGAGCCGTGGTCTGCGTCGACGTGATGACGGTCGTCACCAGGATGCCGCCGATATATAGCGAGAGCGTACCGTTTGCCGTCGCTGCTGCGGTGAAGGCGATCGAGCCAGTCGCAGTGATAGCCGAAGGATCATCAGCTAGGGGCAGATACCATACTTCGCCGAAGTTGTCGTTCTGGCGATATGTGTAGGTCATCTGCGCGAGCATCGAGCCTTGGCCGCCCAGCGTCTTTGCATCTGAAATGCCCTGCGAGATAACCGGAACGTTCGGCGTCGCGGTGCCGGCCGAGGTGATCTGTCCGATGATCAGCGCGCGCTGGTTACTGTTCGCCGTGTTCGCCTGGCTGTTGTCGACTTCCGCATAGAACAGGGGCACGCGGAGATTCGACGGAATCTGTTTGAATCCGATGGTCATTGCTTGTCACCTCCGACCTTGGCCTTTGCCGGGGGCGTCAGCGTTACGTCCTGGTCGCGCAGCATGCGGTCCCAATGGAAATCGCCTTCAGCGACTTCAAGCCCGTTTTCGTCGAGCAATTGCATCGTGACCGGGTCTCGCACAGAGAGGCCCGGAGCCGGGTAGACCTTCATGGGGGTGCTCCTATTGAGGCAGCGAAATGGTTAAAGCGCCCTCATTGCGGCCGTCAGGCCCGGAGGTGCGTGGCGCGGGGTTCACCGCAGAAGGGAAGGGCGGGTTCGCGTACGTGCCATTCGGATCGAACGGCGCCGCGGTATCGACGTTGACATTCACCGTCGTAAGCGGGTGCACTGGAATCGGGAAGAAGTCTTCTGGGCCTTGGTAGAACTTCACTTCGATCGACATAGCCAACTCGGCGATAGGCATTTCGCCTTCCGAACTCGTGTTGATCTCGGAATCAACTGAGGTGAATTGCTCGATGCGCTGACCGCCAGCCGGGTCAGCCCAGATATCTGGATTGTTGATTAGCGTCGCTTCGATCTGAAGCTTTAGGGTCTCGGCGCCCGCCAGAGCCGCAACTGACCCGGTATCGACCACCCCAGCAGGCGCCCGAACGCGAGCGATAATTTCGACCGTCGTATAGACATCAAACTCAGGCGTATTCGGCCCAAGCGATACCTTGCGCTCTTTACGAGCGTGGACGAGGATGAGCGGATACTGAGACGGGTTGGTCGGCCAGTCGAATGGCGAATAGACCGCATTTCCCGCCGACGTCTGGCCGAATAGCGCTTGCACGAACAGCGCCCGAATGTCGGCAGAGGTCGTCATGGGCTACTCACTTTCGACAGCATCAATTTGGCCCCGCCATGACTATCCGTGCGAACTTCGCGAACGATGAAAGTCGTGTTGACGCTCGCGACGGATAGTTGGTCGTTCTGAAATGGAGGTGAGGCAAACTGGGACAGTTGAACGCCGAGCACTGCGCTGACTTCCGTCACGCCCTGCGATGCGTCCTCGAACATCACTTCCTTGAGGTATGCATCATCGAAAACGCCAGTGATCTGATATGCGGCCTTCCCATAAGGGCGATACGTCACCGCCTCACCGAAAACACCCATCAGCGGGCCGATTACTAGCTTGTCCCAATCGACCATGACAATTTAGGCGACAGTAGCGCCAGGTTTTCGACCGCCCTTGATCTGCAAGCCGCCGACGCGCACGCCGGGGCCGGACGATTGCTCCGGCTCCGAGCGAGAAACGAAGCCAGCAGCAAGGAGGTGATCAAGTTCGTCCGTCGGGAGAGAAACTGCTGCACCCGGGCCATGCAGCTTTCCGTCGACCATGAGAGAACGCCCCCGCGCGACGACATATTCCGACGCGGCAATGGATTCGCGATCCGGCGGCGGCGAACCGCCGGAATCTCGTTTCTGCGGGCCAGCCATTAGCTATAGACCGGCGGACAGACGGTCGCAGCAAACGATGCGTTGACCCGGCTCGGAATCACGATCGGGGACGACTGCATCATGATGTAGCGCTGCGCCGGGTCTTCCGAAACCCAGGTCTTCGGCGCATACGGCAGCGCCCTATAGTTGAAGGCCGGATCCTTGATCATGCCGAACGCGCGCGTGCCAAGCAGATTCGCGCCGCTCATGATGACCGTGCCGTCAGTCAGCATCGGCACTTCCTGGTTGTTGTCGTTCACATACCAGTCGTTGTAGAGCCACAGATCATATTGGCCCCAGTGACCCATGTAGACGGCACCTTGCTCGATTTGTGCACCCGGGTTGATCACGTTACCGAGCGGGCTGAGAGCCGGGAACAAAATTGCGCCCTTCAGCGCCGGATCAAGCTTAAAGCCCTCCCACGCACTCGTCGTGAAGATGATGTCCGTGACCTTGGCGCCCGACGTTTTGAGAATCTGGCGCTGCCATGCGTCGATGTAGGTCGACGGGCTAGAAGTTCCCGTACCGTCGGCCTTGACGTTCGCGGACGTCCAGGTCTGATTCCCGGTCAATGCGACCGTCAGCGATGCATCGCGGCCGAAATCGACCACAACCGTTTCATAGCCTTCGCCAGAAACCGTCACCGTTCCCGTGGAAAGAGCTTGTGCAGCCATCCATTCAAGACGGCGGTTGAGGATGTCCACCTGATCGGCCATTTCGGCATACAGGTTTGCCATTTCGCGCTCTTCGCCGGTCAGTTCGCCGCCGATGCGCTCGCCGATCATACGGCGGACGGGCTTCAGCAGGTCGGGCGCGCGCTTGTCCTTGATGTAGGCCGGCGTGAATTCGTTCGTCTGGTAGCGACGTTGTTCGACGAGCTTGCCTTCGACCAGCGGCGAGACGAACGGTGCCATCCGGCGCTTACCGACATCGATATCGATCGACACCTTTTCGGTGTCCGACGTGACGATGTTCGGGAAAAACTTGTCCAGCAGGAATTGCTGGGCCAGTTTCAGGTTGGGGACGACCTGAATCAGGGTGTTGGTATCGTAAATCAGCACGGTTTAGATCTCCAGGAGGAATCCGGGCGCCCAAAGAAAAAGCCCCGCCGGAGCGGGGCTTTCACGAGGCTGCGAATGGTTGGGTTAGCTCGGGTCCGCAGCGGACACCGCGTTCTTGAGAAAGATATCGAGCGGACGCAGCGCAGCTTTGGCCGCAGCGACCGTGATGCCGGCGCCGAAGGTCATAGCGTTCACGTTGAATTCGCCCATCAGATAGACGCCCGCAGTCTTCGCGCCGAGCGTCGTGTCGACATTGTTGACGAGGATCGCCGTCGGGCTCTGGCTGCCGTCCGTTGCCGAAGCCGTCGCGAGTACGTATCCGCCGCTGCCGCGCGCAGCAGTCAGCACGAACTGATCGCCGGCCGCAGGCGAGCCACCCGTCGTGATCGTGAAGGTGATCTGCGAATCGGTGAACGCCGTGCCCATCGTCGTAACGCCGAGCTGATCGCCGGTCGGATCGAAGACGTTGCCCTGCGTAGCGCTCGTCAGCACGACGGTGTAGTTGCCGGTCTTGAGGTTCGGGCCGGCCGAAATGCTGCCAACAGTTGCGGTGCCAGCGTTGGCCGTGCCGCCCGAAAGGGTTGCGCCGGACAGCGTGAAGGCCGAACTATCGGATGTCGCGAGCGTGATCGCGTTACCACCCGTACCGATCGCAGCAGCCGTTGCAGTGATCGTCGAGCCACTGAGCGAGTACGTGCATTTGACGAGGTTCGCGTCGCTCGAGCCAACCAGGAAGTTGACGAAGTTCACTGCGGTAGCAGCAGCGGTAGCGCTAATCAAAACCTGATTGCCCACAGGGTTTGCAGCAACGAACGTGACGGCCGTGCCAGCGATGGTCACGGTGTCACCGGCAGTCGGAAGCGCCGCCACGGCGATGGTGCCGCTGGCGAACGTCTTGCCCGTGCTGGCCGCGACCGTGCCAAGCAGGCTCTGGCCAAGCAGAGCACCGCGCGGAAGAACCTGGTTGGCAGCAATCGTCACCGTATCCGTAACGAGCTTGAGGTTGCCCGCGATAAGCTGATCCGGGACGAAAGTTTCGGCGGTAATCCCGGGCAGTTGCGGGTTCTCGCCGATGGTGCTGACATTGAGCGTCATCTAACTACTCCTTATATTGAGGGGGATGCGAATTAGGCGGGCATCATTTGCGAACGATGCGCTCACCAGCGGCAACGATGCGATCGGCCATTGCTTTGGCTGGATCGGCGCTCGGTGCGGGGCCGCTATTCGCACCGGGATTCGGGGTCCTCACTGCGGCCATGCGCTCGTCGATCGACGGCCGTCGCGCAGCGGTCTTCGGGGCGTCGAGGTCTGCCGCACCAAGAGCGGCAATGGCGGCCGACGACGAGAGCTTGCTGTCGAAGGCAAAGACACAAGCCTGATTCACGCGGCCGGCCTTGATGCCAGCGGCGAGAATGCGGGCGCAACGAATGCGTTCGCGCTGACGAGCACCTTGAGCGCGACCTTCGCGCTTTTCATCTTCATCATCCTCTTCCATATCGGCGTCGTCGCCGTCTTCATCATTGCCGTCTTCGGCGCGCTTCGCCTTCTTGGCTTCCTCTTCCTTGCGCTTTTCCTCTTCGGCTTTCTTGGCCTCTTCTTCATTCTTCTTTTCTTCCTCAGCTTTTTTCGCCTCTTCGTCGTCGAGATCTTCCATGCGCTTGGCATACTCGTCGTCCGACTCGCCGTCGCGCTGCTTGCGCTCGTCGTCTTCGGTGCTTTCTTCGATGCGTGCTGCGGAAAGGCCGAGGTAATGGGCGAACGGCATCGCGCTCGCGAGCTTCGTGAGCTTGCTCATCTATGTGCTTCCTTGGGGAGATGGTTTAGGAGCCGATCTGCTTGATCAGGGCCCGAAACGCGGCGTCGGGTGCCGCCACTTCATCCGCGAGTCCGAGAGCGACACCTTTGTCGCCCATGAACGTCGAGGCTTGCCAGTCACGGACCGTGGCGGCCGCGATGGATCTGTTGCGGGCGACTGTTTCAACGAACAGTTCGCCCATCGTGTCGATATCTGCCTGAAAGCGCGCTCGCGCTTCGTCGGAGAGGGGGATTTCAGAATGGCCGTCGGCCTTGCGGTCGCCGTAGGTGATGAAAGTCACTTTGACGCCGGCGGTCGTGAGCGCTTGGCTCAGGTCAACGTGAGCGCAGATGACACCCACGCTGCCCACGCCACCAGTGCGCGGGACCGTGATGCGGTCCGTTGCGCTGGCAATGGCATATGCCGCGCTATAGGCAGATTCGTTGAGAATCGACCACATCGGCTTTTGGCCACGGGCGCTATAGATCACGTCGCACAGATCAAAGCATCCAGCGACCTCGCCTCCCGGGCTGTCGATATCGAAGACGATCGCCTCGACAGCGGGATCGCCCAGTGCGGCAAACAGGTTTTGACGGATGCCGTCATAGCCTGACATGCCCGACCACGGGCGGAGGCATCCGAGCTTCTGCACTAGCGTGCCTTGCACCGGAATAACGGCGATCGGTCCGACCATGTCATAACCGGTGCGTGGATTGCGACCAGGCTCGGCAAAGCCGTATTCGTCATCCTCCATTGCCCTCGGGACGACGGAGCCGTCCATGCGGAGCATCTGACTGATGCCCATGCGATCCGCGAGCGCAGCGAGGATGACCTCAGCCTTCGTGGGATGGAGTGCCCACGGCACGTTGAACGCGCGCTGCGCGAGCCGCGGCAGTAGGTGATTCATTCGGCCTCCGGAGGAGTTTTCGATTGGGAGGCGTCGCCGCCAGAAAGAGCCTCAGGGATCGGCATGCCAAGTTCCTTGAAGAATTGGCGCTCGACAGCGCGTTGCGACACCGTCTCGCGCCAGTCATCGCCCGTAAGCTCGGCGGATTCCTTGTCGAGATTGGACAGACCCGCATCCATGCCCATGATCGCGCCTTGCTTCTCTTTGACGGGGTCAACATATCCGCGGCCCGGCCCCATCCAGCGAGCGCGCGAGTATGCAACTCGACATTCCATGAAATCGGGGGCGCCGGCCGGCAACGGAACATCGTCGACCGACATTGACTCCTCGAGGAATGCGCACCAGACTGGCTGGCCGAATCCCATCGCGAAATTTGTGCGCCGACGGTGGAATGTCTTCCAGACCTCAAGCATTGCCGCCCGGTAGGACGAGTAATTCACGTCCGCCCAGTTCTGGCTGATCATCTGCGCCGAGGTGCCAGTGCCGGCAGCAATGTTCCGCAGCATGGCGCTTTCGAACTCTGCGAAATTGCCGTTCGGCCGCGCGGGAGCAACGGTTGCGATCTTCTCGCCGGGGAACAGGTGCGGCATGCGCGAATTGCCGATCGAGAGCTTGCGCTCTTCATGGAATTCGCGACGATGATTCTGATACGTCATCAGATGCTCGCCGTCATCCAAGGATTCGGCTACCAACTGATCATCGAACGGGCTTTCGATATAGGCTGCGAAGATCGCGTTAATAATCGCCGCATCAAGTTCTGTGCCGTCATACTTGATCAGCATCTTGAGACGCTGAAGTACCGGCGCGAGCATGCCGGCGCCGCCGCGGTGTTGCGCGGCCCGGTCATGATCGAAGTCATGAACGATGATCGGACGCCCCCAATCCGTCTCACGGAGAATTCGATCCCAGTGCAGACTCTTTTCCGCGCTGAACCAGTCCCCTTGGTGCGCACGGCGAATCCAATATGCGACGGCGGCACCGTCTTCGTCGACCTCGACGCCGCCGCGCATCGTTTGCTGATCGAAGCGTAGTTGAGGATTCGACAGGCGATCCGGGTCGATGATCTGCAGCACCGTCGCATAACGCGCCTTGCCGACGCCGATCCGTTGCGGGCGCCAATGCATCATCCCAAGCGCATCGCCGTCGACGCATTTATGCCGAAAGGCGAGCGCCATCATCTGGGGCACTGTCAGATTGCGCTGCGTGTCGCAATAGCGGCCGGGGTCATAAGCCCATGCGCGATAGTTAGCCTCGACCGCTCGAGCGAATTCATCCGCCCAAACGTGATCGAATCCTTTGATACCGGTCATGGACCGCAAAGCAATCCAATCCGGCTTCGCAACCGGCCGAAAGTCCGCGCCGATGACGTTGTCAATCGTGCGAGTGACCGCGGCCGAAGCCCAGCCATCATTGCGAACGACGTCCCGAATGCGCGAGACAATGCGATCACGATAGACGTTGAGCTCGCCATCGGGCGACCACAAATATGGCTGCCACTCAGCCATATGCGAGCCCCAGATGTCGGCGGCATCATAGGGCGTATGCCCACCTCCGACCAGCATCGAGGCGCGCGAGCGCTTCGGCTCAAACGGTTTGCCGCTCGAGTCGAGAATTTGGACGGAATTGGACATCAGTAGCGGAATGTGATCGGGCGGCGAGCCCGGTGTTGCAAACCAAGCTGAGTGCGAATTTCGGAAATGAAGGCGACTAGGTTTTGGACGTTCGCCTCAGTGAATCGAACATGCTTATTTCCATCGCCCTGCGCATAACTGACGTCGACAACCTTCTGGCCGGTCATCAAATCGGTATAGGCTTGCTGGGCCGCCGCGAGTGCCGCCTGTAACTGCGTTTGCGTCATCCCGGCGAGGACACTGAGATTCGGGTTGTAGCGCACGACAGTCCTTAGGCGAGCTTGCTCGCGATTGATTTTTTAGTAGCGGTCTGCGTCCTGATGGCTGGTCCATCGATACGCGCGGGCCCCGATTCGGCCGGATCTTCGGCGATCACCACCTCGTACTTTTGCAAGGGCGCAACGTCGTCAACTCGCTTATTGAGCTTGAATCCGAAGTGCATCAGACCGCAAAGCGCGGCATAGGCGTACACCCGACAGTCGAGCGCTTCGTTGGCTTTGCCGTTCGGCAGTTCCCATACTCGATACCGATGGCCGCCCGATGTCTTCATGACTGAGACTTCGGCGGTCATCTGCGCGAAGTAGCCGATGTCACGATCAGCCGGGAAGTGCATATAGCCCGGCCCCGGCTCTTCGTATCGCAGGCGCGCATAGATGACGTCCTTGGCTGCGTTCGTGCCGATGCCGACCGGCCGAAATGACGACTTGTTGCGGCTGCTCGGGCGCTTTGTCGGCCAAATCGGAGCACGCGCACCGCTACGCTCCGACAAACCCTTTATCGCCCAGATGCGCCGCCCCAAACGGGCCTTGGCGAACTCATAAACCTTCTGGGTGTTGTGGCCGCCAGAGTCGATGCAGGCCGCCATGACCTCGAAAGGCATGCCGTCGGCGCGGCGCCAGATGCGCTTGAGATATTGGTCGACGCGCTCCCACACTTGAGGAGTTTCGGGATCGCCTTCGATCACATGATGATCGAGTGACCAGGATTCCTCATTGCGTCCCCAGCCTACCGTTTCAAGTTCCACGCGAGTTGGCTGTACGTCGGCGCCAACCGTGACCGCGCCAACGCCATATGGAACCTCGGACGGCCACACCTCGCAGCGCGCGAGCAAGCCATCCGGGCTCAGACCCTTACCAACGTGGCGCCGGTACGGCAAGCCCATCTGCGTGTTCCACCACGCTTGCAACTGTTCTTCATCGCCCTGTGCGGCGATCCACTTTCCCGCGATATCAGACGGTTTGTCCTTGCTCCACGGACTGTAGAGCTTCGACGCCTGAAATCCGGCGTGCTCGCCCTCAATTCCGCGCTTACCGCAAATCGGGCAATGGACGTAATAGACGGCATGCCGATCACTTTCCGACCAGCTCCAAACTTTATCGACCGAGCCTTCGTCTTGTTCCTGCCAGGCGATGTCGTAATCGGTTAGCGGGACATGGCGATGCCCGCAGCATTCGAATGGCCGCGTCTGATGCCAGCGCGTTGTGCTGAGTGCATGCAGGCGATCGCCTTCTGACCACGCAGCCCCGCAGCATTCGCACACGATGCGCGCAGTTTTCGGACGGTGCGCGAGCGTGTTTCCCTGCGCGTCCTTGTCCTTGTCCCAGTGGACGTGCTTGAAGAAGTCCAGGAACTGGCGATGTCCGCAATGCGGGCAGGCGATCGATGCTCGTCGCTGGTCCGAATCGTTGTAACTCTTCTCAATCCGGCTCTCACCCGAATAGGTCGGCGAGCAGGCGCGAACAGATAGCCAGTTCACGCCGAACGACGCAGTGCGCTCCTCGGCAATGAAGATCGAATCACCTTCTTTCAGGGGAGGGTATTTGTCGATCTCGTCGGCGAGGATCACGCGGATCGGTCGGCGCGCGAGGTTGTCCGGGCTGCCCGCACTCACCAGCGCCAGGAACCCGCCGGGAAATGCCTTGTAGCCCAGCGTGTCGTCGCTGTTGCGGGATTTGCTCGCGCCCATGATCTGACGCAGGACCGGAGTGCTGCGGATCAACGGGGCGATTCGTTCCTTGCTGAACTGCTCAGCCGCCTCGTCCTTCGGCTGAATCAGCAGAATGGGGCAGGCGTCCAGATGCGCGAAGTACCCGAAGATATTCTCGAGCAATGCCGTCTTGAGCATCTGCGTGCTCACCATGACGGTGATGACGTGGATGCCCGGTTCCGTGACGGCCATCATCGGACCGCGTGCCGCCTCAACAGTGGAGGTGCGCCAATTGCCCGACGTGCTGCCGGCTTCCTTGGCAAGCTTGCGATACCGGTCTGCCCATTCGGGAATGCTGATGCGCGGAGGAGGAGTCCAGCCGCGGCGAAAGTCTCGAGCGAGTTGGCTAGCCTTGTCGGTCAGCAAAGTTGTCATCGGGTTCGCCGAGGTCAGCGATTTGGGTATGGACATGCGCAAGCAAGACCTCGGTTACTCGATCAGCCTCCAGCCCCAAGTCGGCGGCAATTTTGGGACCGACTCGCATCGGCCAATTCATCCAGGAATCTCGCGCCGCGCGGGCGCAATCGAAAAGCACAGTTCGGGCAATGGCAAGGTCGACGACTGAGCCAGATTTCTGCTCGTACTCGATCTGCTTGAGCAGCGCGTTGAAGTTCTCTTTGATCCGAATCGCTTCGGACAGATCGTGCGTGGCGCCCATCGCCATGACGAGCTTTGCCGCGGCTTCGGCCGGCGAATCGTCGGCATCGACGCCGGGATCGGTGCGGACAGTTTCACTGCGGACATTCTTTGCGGACACTTTCGAAATGTCCGCACTGTCCGCAACCGCCTTGCTCGATCTTATTGGCCTGCGCCAGCCAGAGGAAACAAGGGCGGGGTCTAGCTTACCGTCCGCGTCTGGCTTGAGTTTGCCGGAAGCGACAGCGCGACGAACTTGCTTCTCATCGCAGCCGGCGAGCTTCGCGAACTCGCGCTGGGTAACGTTGAGTGCGGACACTTTTTAGAACTCGTCGCTGGGAAAAGATCGCGGCGCGCAGTGCCCGCGATGTTTAAAGTCGCCGGGAAGTACCTTGCGGTTTTATTACAGCAGGGCATCTGCCTTGCCGCCCTTCGTCAGGCTGTCCACAGCCCAGAGCGGGCGCAGGTTCGACAGCGACTAGCACGCGCGCACCTCATCGATGTTCGAGAGATCGAACAGACGCTGCGGCCTGATGTGATCTATGTGGATGTCGCCACGCATGAATGCGTTCCAATCCATCCCGCCTTTGAACTGTCGCTCGATGTGCACACGCAACTCCTTGATGGTGTAGCCGCATACATCGGCGACCGTCATGCTATTGCCATTCCGGTTGATCGCATCACGCATCAAGTCGTCAAGCTTCGGATGCAGCTTTGCTTTCTTGCGCGCCTGCGTGCGAAGCCGCTCTTTCAAGGCGAACTCGGGATCGGTCTTATAGCGAGCGCGCCAGTTATACACCCCATTACGGAACACTCTCACGTGCGAGTCATGCAAACTCTCCGCATGCGCCCGCCGATTGTTCCAATGCCTCCGGAGTGCCACTGCGGCGCGCCAAGCCCTTACGTGCGCATCATGCCGAGCGGCTCGCTTTTCTGCGGCCAGCGCGAGTGTTACAGCCTGCGGCACATATTCGACCGTTACCTTGCCCGTCTTTCTGCGGTATGCCGCGCGCTGCTCTGCCGTCCGCTTGCCACTATTCGGCGCAGGATTCGCCAAGAAGCAAGCCTTGCACGTGGTCCGATACGTCCCGCGTCGCTTGTCTAGATAGAAGTGCGGCAAAGCCTTCGACTCACCGCAGCGATTGCATGTCTTGCGCCCTTTGGCGGGCGTATAATCGGACTCAGCCATCATTGCCTCTCGTACAGGTGATGGGGGTTAGAAGGCCGGTCAGGTGTTAGCGCACCTACCGGCCTTCGCTATTCTATCTATCGGGTTTACCCCGCACAATGCATTTCACCTCGCCGTCGCAATCGCCTTAGCCATCGCCTCTTCGAACGCCTTCTTCAAATTGGCGCGCACGATCTGCGCAGCTATCTCGCGATAACCAAGCTTCTGTCGAACCGGCATCGGATCGCCAAAGCGCATCAGCAACTTGAGATGCCCGCGCTTCTCGCCCTCCGGTATGACGTTGGCGCCTTTCTTGAACACGCGCCCCTTCTTGCTTCGCAGCACCGCACCTCGTTTGGTGGGCCGCTGCCATAACCCATCGATCTGCTGCCCGTCTTTCGTCTTCACCGTGCCGACGAACATGTCGGGCCGATCTTTCAGCGCGGCAAGCTTCGTTTTCGGCAGATTGCCGTATTGGTTGAGCAGCAGAGCTTTGTCTTTCGGGTTCAGCCAGGTCTTGCCGCGGCCAATCATCTTGTGACTACCACCTTCCTCAAAGGGAAGAAGGTACGATGCAGCGATGTCCTTCACATAGACCGTCGCGGTCAGCGTCGCCTTAGTCGATCCCTTCACTGCGACCGAGTTCAGCGTGAAGGGTGTCGGCTTGTCCAACACCCTCGACATATTGTCTCGCTGGGCACCTTTCACCATCTTCGCGAGGCTGTTGATTGCCTGTGAAGCGCCGAATCGCAATTGCTTCTCTGCCACTCCAGCAAACGCGCGCTCAAGCTGCTTTATGTCGCCGCGGATGTTCAGATCGATCATGCGAGCCAAGCGAATAAATGCCGGTCACCCGGCGTGCCGCGTTGCGCGGCGTGCGCCCGTGACGCCTGAGCAGGCGGGGCGGCGAAGAGGGTTATGCCACCGGGTTGTAGCCTTTCGGCTTCGGAGCGCCATTCGCCGGATTCGGCCGACGATGCGCCGTCTCGCGCTGTGATTTGGCCAGCGCTTCCATTTGCTCTGGCGTAATCGTCGGCGCAGCAGCCTCGACGTACACTTCCGGGCTGCAATGGGTGAACGGATATTGCTTCGGCTCAATGCCTACGTATTGGCTCATGCCGCTTCCTCGAACATTTCAGGCACGATGAATTCCCATGTGTAGCCATAGACCCGCTTGAGACGACCCTTGCAGCATCGAGAAATAGATCCATTCGACCGCGAATTACGCAGCCCGCATCAGCATGTTGCTGTTGATCGTCACGCGACTGACTTCGCCATACTCGCGGTGATAAGTGATCACTTTGTAATCCCGGCCAGAAAGCCAGCCGCCGCGCGCAGCATATGCATCCGGCGCGGCCAGTGTACGGTGCTGTTCGACGACCATCAGGTTGTTTTCCTTCACGTCTATGCTGTGAAGGTGCCCCATGTGGGCGTAGGCGTACTTGGTGCGACCGAACATCTCGCGGAACTGAGCCGCGAAGACTTCCGACACATTCGTCACTTTGCGCTTGTGGCCGTGGTGCACGAACAGCGCCACCTTGCCGAACTCATACGCATTGTAGGGTGATGGGCTGCGGTCGACCGTGATGCGCGGCTCGTTCTCATAGAGCACGGCGAACCACTCGCGCAGCCAGATTTGCGACACCGGATCATGATTTGCATCCGCCATGATGATGTGCACCCGCTTGTGCTTTGCAAGCAGCATGTCAATCACGATGCGCAGGATGCGGATTGCTGTGCGCACCACCTTGGCAAATCGCGTATCCACATCAAGCAAATGTTTTGAGGCCGGCGTAAGCGCCTCGATCCCATCTGCGTGCAGGAAGTCCGAGATTTGTGCGAAGAGTGCCGTCTCGGCGTCCGGCGACTGAGCAATCGCCTGCTCAAACCATCGAATGATCATGTTCTCGGCGATCGACAGATCCCAATCTGCGCCGGTCTCGTCTTGCCAACTAAGTGCGCCCAGGTGAAAATCCGTGACCACGAAGCAATTCAGCAAATCGGCATTGCCGTGTGCTGGGGCCTCGCGCGGGCGAACGCGCGGAATGGTCTCGCACATCGCCGCTAACGCTTCTCGGGCGATTTCCTCGGCCCGGTCTTGATCGATTGCGCTTTTGACCCATTGCCCCCGCGGCTTTCCCTCGTCGTCGTAATACGTCGAAACGCCCTTGACTCGGAATCCGTCCGGTACGACGTGAACCATGTCATGCGACGGGCTCCAGCCCATCTTGGCCGCCCGAGCCTGTAATGACGCCATGGCATTGCCGATCGTGCCATGCCCAATCCCAAGCGCCTTTGCTGCGGAACGATGGGATCCATGCTTTTCGATCGCATCGATCATCTCGACTTGGCGCGGCGTTGCGAACTCTCGTAACTTCGGATCGTATGTATTGGCCACGCGAACTCCTGAGTTACGAGTTAAGTTTAGCGGCCCATTCTCCGCAGAATTCCTTGAGCTCAATCAGCGGGAAAGCGCTGAAATGTCCGCCGTCCTGCATATCCGGCACGATGGTCGGCGGATAGCGTCTGCACTCTTGGTAGTCGCGCTTGGTGAAGCGATGCCGGCAGGATTCGCATGTCTGCACGCGTTCCTCAACGATAGGGATCATCTTCGTCTTACGCGTAGCCATGGGAGATCCTGCGAATGGTTGCGGGAGCGAGAATCGAACTCGCTTGCAAGGCTTATGAGACCTTTGGGCTACCAGTACCCCATCCCGCAATTGATCTGGAGCGGACTGCCGGCATCGAACCGGCGACCTTGTGCTTGGAAGGCACTCGCTCTACCATCTGAGCTAAGTCCGCAAAAAGGCTACTTTCTCGCGACCGCGTGACCCGTAGGTGGCTATCGCCAGGCGCGTCGCTTGTTTCGCCTTCTGCATAGGGCCTCGGATTCGAACCGAGACTGCACGGATTTGGAGACCGGCCGGCTACCATTACCACAACCCTAAGCAGAAGCGCCTCGTCCCCGTACAGATACGGGAGAGGCGATTTGCTGCGATTTTCGTGATTCTGTTCCCGATTGGATACGGGCTTTGCACCCATTCGCCGGCTTGCGTACCGGAGCTTTCCGAAGTGAAGGCGGCATGTGGCGTCACCCACGCGCGCATGGTCACTGACGAGCCTACTGCTCCACCGATCTACTATCCATGCGTCTCACGGCTTTAAGTCCCCGAGACTTGGGACACGCCTTCACGGCTGCGCTCTCTATCGGCCGACTGAAGCCTCCGCCGTAGCAGAAGCATCAGAACGCATGCGTGAAGGGCCGGCAGGCAAACAGGAAGGGACACCGCCCATGCTCCTGCCGCCATCCGGCTTGGTAATCAGTGAGAGCGGCCGGCGCCAGTACCCGGCAGGCAGAAAGGCCGCATTGCGACAATTCGCTCTCACAACGTGGCCCGGTTCCCAGCCGATGATCAGTTGGCATCGCCGGCCGAGGAGGTGCGCACCATCCGGCCGAAGACCACGTTGTGAAAGCGCCTCGTTTCGTAAGGCAAACGGCCGACGCGTCCATCGACTCCAAATGGCGAGACCTTCTTGCCAATATGGCATTTCATGGCCGCCGCGACTGGTGCTCCCGGCACGGACTCGAACCCACAACCCGCTCCTTACAAAGGAGCCGCTCTACCTATTGAGCTACGGAAGCGAAAGGCTGCGAGGGAGGGTGTCGAACCCCCGAAGGGCGCATTAACAGTGCGCTGCCGTACCGCCTGGCTACCCCGCAATAATCGTTGCGCGTGACGGGTTCGCGCGCTGGCCCTATCTTTGCCAGCCGGTTTCTTCCCGCGATCTCGGAACTAAGCGAGATGGCAGGGCATTGCGTTTATTGTGGCGAGAGTATCGGAATTATTCCGACCAAGCCGCCATTTCAATCTTTTCAGTCGCTTCAACATTCGCTGAACTACGCCGAATCGCTGAATCGCTGAATACCTCGGCCGCGCTATCGAGCCAGCGAGACCAAATCCAAGCAGCCCGCGCGGCTTCGTTCAGCCAAAGCGAAATGAGCTGATTCATGTTCACTTTTTCCGCTTGTACATAAACCGTGAACGCTCAATGCCGAGCATACATTGCGTGCGCCGCAGCATTCGGCGTCATGCCCCAGCTATATAGCGTCATCATGCGATCTGCCTCGGCATCGTCCATCTCGTGCGGAAGCTCAAGCAGCCCAGCATCCTCGGCGATTGCCGCGCACGTCGCTGCCCATTCCGCCAGTTCATTTGGATCGATCACGGCGCAGCATCCCTTTAGCAATCACGCAGCAGCAGAAAACGACTACCATCGCGATCCCGATCAAGACCTTGCTGGATGCGTGCATGGATCACTCCGGCTTCTTAAACAGCGCTTCTGCGGCCTTGCGAGCCTCGCTCCACGTCTCCGCCTCGCTACGATCCATCCGGACGCGCTTGGCGGCTTCTCGGCGCTCTCGCGATTGTTTCGCCTCAAGGATCGCGAGGGGATCGCGATACATGTGGGACGGAAGAGCCGTGGAGCGCATAGGGATCGGAAATGAAAAAGCCCCGCACTCGGCAGTGCTTGTTTTGTCTGGGCGACGAATTCCAGACTTTCAGAAATCATAGCAAACTCACGGGAAAACTAAACTCCCGCGTTATCAACTTCAAAGTTGAGTGTCGGCGATCCGATCAACATGCGGTGATACGATCGATGAGCATTCGTTCGGAATGTCTTGATCATCTTGTGCATTCCCTGCTCGGTGACGCCCAATTCATCAGCCAGAAGCTTCAGAGGGCGCACACGAAACAGGTAGTAGCAATAGAACGCCGTTTTGGGTCGTCCTTCCGGCATTCCCAGGAGCGCCAAGTTGAAATAGCTCGCGCTTGCGCTCAATCCTGCGTCGGGCACTTCACCGCCGGGCAAGTTCTGCATACGGACCAATAGGTTCTGCGGAACGGGCGGCGCAAACAGTCGGCGCGACCTATGCCATGAAGCCCACTTGATGCAGAACTCATGGATTTGTCGATCTTCGCTTTTTGCGACAATCTTTTCTTCGGTAGTAACGTCCATCCCTGCGCTCTCCGCGATGTAGCGTGAGCCCCGATCAACTAGCGATCTCCTGTCGCTTAGCACTGCATATTATAACTGATAAATCAATCGGTTGCGAGCCGTTTGCCTTCTGTCCGCGCGGCATCAACTGCGGCGTTTATTTGTTCTGCTGTCGGATGTTCCCATTTGGGATGTCTCCACCCGAATTCGACCCAGCAAAAGTAACCACCGTTATAGCCAGAGGGTTGATAGGTGAAATCGAAATCATGGGTGGATGGGCCATCGTTCTCGACGATCCATCTTACGAGCGCTCGCCAACGCTCCCCATCCACCTTCTCCGCCCGAAACATCTCCCCATTCGCATGAGCGAGTAGCTTGGCGGCTTGGAGGTCTTCGTGAAGCTGCGCGATCTCGGCTTGCATTGAAACGATGTTGTCGTCCGACCATGCCGGAAACGCACCCGTCTCTTGCGGATCAACCGGCAGCAGATCATCCGTCTTCTGCCGCGCTTCGATATCGCCATTTGCGCCGTCTGCGAGCGCATCTAGGAAACGCACTGGCGCGTTCATGGCGCCGGCAAGTTGATATGCCACAGCACAGAGCGCCTGGTAACGTTCGCGCTCGGCACGAAGCAGCGCAAGCTGTCCCGCGAGCTGGCGGATTGTGTTGGCTAGGGCGCTCATTTCGATTCTCCCGTGGGATCTGCCTTCAGGGCGCGAATTGCCCCAGCGCACATCGCCGCACCAATGCTCATCTCCACAATAGACCGTCTGCTCGCTACATCCTCGCAAACCTTCGCGCATTCATCGATTGCGGCGAGGCGGCTGGCTTGCCAAATGTCGAAGTTGTTCGGATAAACTTTCGTCCGCAATAGTTCGGCCATCGCCGCCTCAAGCTCTTCTCTTTCAGTCATGCTCCTTCTACCTCCATCACAGGTACGCCAGCAGCCTTAGCTTGCCGCACCATATCCGCCGTCCCGCGTCCACCTGGAAAGGCAACGACGAGATGCGGATTCTCTTCCAGCATCTGCGCATTTCGGATCGGACCGGCGCGACGCCCGTGCTTCTTCCATTCGGCATGCACGGTCATGAGTTCCATGCCTGAATTTTTGCATTGCAAGCCCCATCGAAACGCCAGATCATCTGCACCCTTGGCACCGCCTTGGATCAATTTTGTGATAGGCGTTTCGGAATGGATTGAATCGAGAATCGAGAACACACGTTCGCGATCTTGGTATTCCCGGCCACCACAAACGATAACCCTCATTTCACCATCCACAAAAGTTGCCTTGAATCCTTGGCGTTCGGCCCAGCGCTCAGCCACTTCGGCATCTTTGAAGATCTTCAATTCTCCATCCTCCCAGAAGCAGAACACGTATTTCCTGCGCCCGTTCCAGCGGCGAAATTCGATGGTGGCGGTCATGATGTCTCCCGTTTGATCACCTTACCGCAGCGCGTGCAGACATCGTGAACATAGGCGCTTTGCATATTGCCTTGCATGATGGAATGAACGGCTTCGTTAGATGCGCGCGAAATCTGCTGAACGACCTCAGATACTCGCTGAACCGGCCTCTCGTCATATCTCGCCTCAAACTTGCAGCCACCAATCCAGCGGCCGGCGCGCGGGCATTCGTTGATCATTTCTTGCAATCCTTGTTGGCCTTGTCGTCGCAATGGGTAGTCGAGCCGTGCCCGAACAGCCAGAACGGGAAGGGTGATGATGTTGTGCGCATCGGCGCGATTGGATGCGCGCTCTCCGTCGCGTGCGCGCTCTCGGCATGCGCCGAAACATGAGCTGATGCGTGACCGCCGCTGGCATGTCCGCCACCTGCTCCACCGCCTTTGGCGGGGACCGACGCCGAGACGGCGAGTGCCGCGATTGCTACAACGATTGCTTTCATACCACCTCCTCCGATTCAGGTTGCTCCAATCCCATCTCTCGGCGCGTCTGTGCCAACAGTTCCGCCTCAGTCCCGTAGCGGCGCTCAAATTCGGCCGGCCCCGCATGAAACGCCACGCCCCATCCGCCGAGGCGATGATGCGCAACGCATAGCGGAATCGTGTCGCGGTTGCTCGACCGCTGGCCACCCCCAGCCAGATAACGCACGTGATGCACTTCGGCCGGCGATCCATCGAAACCGAGATTGCGACAGACGATGCAGCAGAGGCCCGCGATGATGCCCATGTGCTCGCGGTCGGCCTTGCTTGTCTTCTTCACCCGCGACTTGATCGCCGCCTTGCGTGCGGTCTTGACGCCCTCGGGAAGTGGGGCGGACTTCCGCGACCAGGTACCGCGCTTGAGCGGAGTCTTGCGGGTCAGCGAAGAGCGCTTCATTCATCTCTCCATGCATAAGCCCACGAAACTAGCAATGTGATGGGGCAAATCCACTGCATTGCCTCTGGACTTACATGAGGAGCTGCCAGAATCACCGCGTAAAGAGACAGAAGTTGGCTTTTCTTCATTTCGCTAGATACCCCAAATAAAACGCCACCATCGGCGCAGCCCAGATCGCGAGGAATGTCCATCCGCGCACCTTGTGCTGAAGCCAGGTCGGATAAAGGAGGCCGATGCTGATGAATGAGAGTATTGCGATGCCGTCTTTCACATTGCCTCCGCCATTTGTTGGTAGCCTTGATCGGCTGGGTCGGACCACTTCACGTCTCGCTCCGCGCCGAAGGCGTACATCAGTTCGACCAGCTCGCTCATTTCCTTGATGGTCATGTTCCGCGTGCGGGCGCCGATGACCACGAAGCCGCCGTCAATGCCCGGAACCGCCTTCTGCTTCTTGAGTGCGGCCGTCAGTACATCCTTCCATTCCTCGGAAGTCAGCTTCTGGCCGTACCAGTCGACCTGTCGCGACACATCGGCCAGCATCGCCCACATCTTCGCGTTCTGATCGAGCGAGCGAGTGCGCGGCTTAATCTCGGCCACGTAGCCATCAGGTGCGTTGATGCACGCCTTCGATGCGAGCTGGCGGGCAGTTGGATGTACGAGCCTGAATATCTGGCGATCGCTCATACCTTCCTCCCCACACACTCGGCCAGCGCGAGTTCTTCCAGCTTCTCGACGAGCGTTGCAAGCTCGCTAACGAGCGCTACGGCGTTTGGATTGTTCGCAAAACCCTTCGCACTCGATTCGTTGATCTGATGCGTCAGGTTGCTGATGGCGACTACGTAGTCCGCAGTGTTCATCGCATTACTCCCCATGTTTGAGCAAATAGCTGTTGCTGATAGCTTTGAACGAGAAGCCCGATTCGACGTGCTTGAACACGATGCCTTCGCGTTTTGCGCCATTGATGCCTTGCCCTTCGGCGCGATCGAGAATCTGGCCGATGGTATGGCCAACATCATTCAGGACGATGTAGCCAAGCACCGGCACGTGCTTCAGGCTGAGTTGATCGGCGAGTGCATGCGTTTCGGTCGGCGACAGGTATTGCTGACGATCGATATCCCACGCGTCATAGACGAAAAAGTCGTGCACACCTTCAGGGAACTTCTCGAAGTTGCTTTGGATCCCCGAACCGCATAGTTCGCCCTGAATGGCAAGATTTCGGCCCAACGCGCGCAATTTCTCGATGATCTGGTTTTCGCGCGCCGTGATCCAGAATTGGTTTCCTTGCGTCTCGACTAGATCCAGGTTTCGCGAGCACACGCCGCTCAGTTCTTCGGGCATATTGCCGTCAGCATCGGGCTTGGCGTTCTGCTCGTAGATACGCGAATCCTTGGCGACGTAGTAGACGGTCATCGAACTACCGCCCATCTTGGTCGTCTCTTGGAACGTGTGATGGCCCCAGTCTTCGAACAGGTCACGGATGTTCTGCACGCGTTCTTGGTCGGTTTTCGGGATGAAAGACGGGAAGTTTCCACGCGCCGTGCCGCCCAGACATGCTGGTAGCGGCTTCTCCCATTTCTCGATGCCGAGCGCGTCGGTCACATCCGAATCTTCAATGGCATCGATCTCTGGGTATGCACTCGCGGGCAGCAGAAGCCCTTGCGACAGTTGTCCCTTGAGCTTCATCGTCTTGATGCGCGCGCCGACCTTGCCTTCCCACTTGATGAACTTCGGCTCGAGGAACGCGTAACGCTCATCGGTCGATGGCAGGAACGAATCAATCTCGAAGTAGATGCCCAGATCGCCTGCGGCGAATTCCCCTTTCTTCACGACACACTGCCAGCCGTCCACGATGGCGAGTTCGATCAAATCTGCGCCATCAATCGGACGCAGTTGCGATACACGACGTACAGTTGCAAGCTTGCGGCTCATCGTTGCTCCTTTTTCCTCAAGTTGGCAAACAGTCTCCTGATTCCATATGATTTAAGGAAGGAGACCGCCGTAAAAATCCCCGTCAAGCTCACGTTGTCGATCAGGCTCACCCTCATGCCGTAGCGGGGCAGAACGATATAGTTCGTAATGATGCTCAGAACGCAGCCAGCTATCGCGCTCGTTCCTGCTTCGATCATCGAGACTCGACGGGATTGCATTGCTAGGCCGCCTCCGCGTTACTATCTGCGATCAGGCGTGCGTCGTCTTCGCGGGATGCGTGTTCGGCGAGGCCCGTATCAGCGATGGTGTAGTGGTGCGGGTCGCGATCAGCGTATTGCTCACGAATCTTCGGCATCAACGCTTCGAAGTCGGCACGCACCTTTGCCAGTTCGCCATGCAGACTTGGCGGCCGATCATCGATCAACTTTCCCGAATGCTTGGCATCTAGAAGAATGCCGATGCAGGCAAGAGCATTCGCAAGGTGAGGCGTTCCATCAGCGGGATCAAATTCTTCGCCTTCCCACCATGCATCCATATGGCGATCAAGCGCAGCGCGATACACCGATGCCCGAGCGCCGGCTGCCCGGTAGTTCCACGCGCCGTACTTAGCATTGCCGAGATAGTGGGCGATGGCTTGATATGCCTTGACGACGGGCGAGACCAAATGGCTCGGGAGCTTGTTTGTCGCGATAGCGTCCTTGGGATTGGCCGGTTTCGTCATGCCGCCACCCGATCAACGATATCCGCCGCATGCAGCACGACAAGCCCATACTTCCGCGCCGTGATGTACTCCATTTGCGCGCCGTTTGAGAAGATCCAACCAGGCAGCAGGGCGATCGCATGACACGACTTCACGGCCGGCAGATCGACCAGCATGCAATCCATCCAGTCGGCGTCTTCGGCAGGGTTCAGTTCCCACGGGTTCACAACGTCGTAACCCAACGCGCGAAGGCGTGCCGTTTCGGATTCGAACAACGGGCGATTTCCTTGCGGGATATCGGTGATGGGGCCACTCAGATAAATTTTCAAGCTTCCTCCAGTTCATCGTGCAGATGGATCACCATGTCTTGCCTGAACACTCGTCCCTTGCCGAGCTTCGGTGCCTCGATAAGGCCGGCCGCCACAAGGAACGGGTTGTTTTGCGCAGCCTTGACGCGGCGCTTCGCTCGCACGCGGGCATTGCGCTCGGCGCGAGTCTGATTCGCAGGTTTCTTGGCATCTGGCCCGGATCCGAGTTCCCATTTCGGCCAGTAAGCGCCGCATCCCGTGAATCGATTTCTGGTCCATTCGGCGATTCGGTACTTTTTGCCGTGGCCGGCGTTTAACAGGCGCTGCAGATTAGACGCTGATAGCCCGGTTACCCGCACGAGATCCTTGACCGTGAGCGGATCGGAATCCGTCAACGCTTTCACGAGATCGCCCTCCGTCCATGAGACATTTGTTCCGATAACTCGCTTGTCCGTACGTCTCGGCAACCCGAGAAATGCACCACGATTGCACAATGCAGGCCAAGTGCGATCCGGAAACTGATCCAATTTCCATTTCAACGGGCCGGGCGAGTTCCATGCTTCTCGCAGTCGGTCATCTTCTTCCTTCGACCATGCGCGCTCGTCCATGCGGTTACCGAGGCCGAGATATTCGGCTCGCTTCGAAATGCCGTTTCTCGTGCGACCCGGAATCAAATGAGCCCACTTCGAGATTGCATCCCGATTGTTCAGCCAGTTCTCGCGCAAGATCGCATCTTGTTCTTCAGTCCACATCGGTGCGTCCATTACGCGGCCTCCAGTTGGCATTCCGTCGCGGCGTACATGTATCCAGCATTAGCACGCTCAATGATGGTCTTGAGAACCTTCTTGATCTCGCCTCCGCTCGCAAGCGCGCATTGCTGGTCGTGCAGTCCGAGCGCAACGCGCATATGCTGAATGCCGGCACCATCAAAAGCCCATTGCCCCGTGTGATCGGCGCGATATTCCACATTCATCAACGATTCCATAGCGCTCTTGATCTCGGAGATGTATTCTTTGCCGTAACCTTGTTCTGCGAGAACAAGGGCGACGTTCATCGTTGCGGCCAGCACATACCAATCCTCTTCGTTGCCACGCTTGAGCATGTTCTCAAATGACATGTGGTAGCAAAGAGCTAGATCGCGTTGCTGATCGTCTTTAAGCGGATTAGCATCGCGGCGGCATTCGGCATGCGATACTGAACGCGCGAGCCAGCGACCAGCATCGTATTTCTTCGCCCCCTTACGCTTCTTACTTGCTGCCATCACACACCTCCTAACGTCGCCGCCATTTCGCGCGCATGCGCTGCCCAAACATCAATCGATCCCTCGATCGTCCATTCGTAGCCAGGCCAATCACCGCCAGCGTCATCAACCAACCCCGCTGACGGCCAAACCGCGCGCCATTCATCGCGGTCTTTGCGGAAGAACAAAACCGGCACGCGCTGTTCGGCCTTTGCTTGCTTGACTGCCTGATCCCACCAACCGGCGATTTCGGCCCGCGTCGCTGTCGCATGCCGTTTGACCTCGGGAGTGAAATTTGGAATGCCTTCGAGGTCGGCTTCCCCATCAAGTTGACGAACGCGTCTCTTGACTTCCCACCCCGTCAGGTCTCGCACGATGGCGGCGATCTCCCTTTCGCCAACCTTGCCCTTCGTTCGTGACTTCATCCCCATCCGCCCCTCCTTCGTAGTCCTATGCGCTTCGCTTGAAGCTGTTTCGGCTATGGACGCTGCTTACTTAGCCGCCCATTTCTCGCACGTCTGACCGCCCACGACGAACACCCATACGGGGCGATGCTTACAATTCCTTAGTCCGCGCTTGTAGTGCTCTCTATAGCCGGGTGTCATGTTTGCGTTCTTGCAGGTTCTGCAAATTTTTGCTTCATTCATCAGCCCAATCCGTTCCGGTTTGCTCAGGAATGAAAACCTCCGTGGTCAGACCACTCATCGCCAGACGATGCCCCAAAGAGAACGCCGCACTCTGCCCGGTAAAGTTTGCGTCGTTATCTCCGAACACAATTACGTGTTTGACGCCCTCTGGAACTTCCCAATCACGCAGGCCGCCCGCTGAGATTGCTGCCCACGTTGGCACGCCGAATCGCACTGAGGCACGCAGAGCCGTTTCGATTCCTTCGGCGATGCCAAGACATTCACATGTGTCTGTCAGGCGAATGGCGCCCGTTTTAATCGTGCCAGCCATAACTTTCTTAGGCTCATCAACCGGAGCTTTTCCTCCTTCGCCATTTAGCCAAGTGCGATGCATCGTCGACGCTTTGCCGTTGGGCATTGTCACCGTCGCTAACATCGCCGGAAACGATCGCGTTGCGTCATAGCGCAGGTTCGGGTGAAACCGGATCGCGCTCGAAACCTCTTCGATGCCAGTCCGGCGGTTCAGGTACGTCCACACCGGATCGCCCTTCGTCACGGGGCGGGATTCTTTCCATGCCTTGCGCAAAGCCTGTTGCTTTTGCTCGTCTGTGAATTCATGACGTGGGGCGGACTTCGGAACGACGCCGATAATTGCCTCAACTTGGCGCGCGGTCTCTTTGAAATCCCAGCCTTTAAGTTTTTGCAGCAACGAAATTCCGTCGCCTGCACCATCGTGTGTGCAGTACCAAGTTCCGCGACCCTTGTCATCAAAGCGCCAACGATCACGACCCCCGCAGAGAGGACAGGGGCCATGTCTGTTAGACAGGAATTTCGGATCTATGCCGAGCGTGACGAGGATTCCAGGCCAGCGCCCATAGGCGAGTTCCGCGACATTGCTATTGGCCATTGCGCAACTCCGAGCGACAGTTGGCTTTAGGCGGATAGAATCGGTTGCCCACTTGCAATCCATCGCACCACTTTTGAATGGTCGACGGATGAACACCAAATTCGGTTGCAGCATCGCGCATCGTTTCAAACAGTCGTCCTTCTATAATCCAATTCTTGCTGCATCGGCGGTTCTTCTGGTTTTCGGGCCTAATAACCCAGCGGACATTGCCGGGCATATAGTCCTTGTCGTTTTCCTCGCGGTCCAACTCATGATCGTCGCTTGGCCGCAAACCGACTTCAGCAAAGAAAGCATCGAATGACTCGCGCCATTCAGTGCATACTCCGATCCCCCGGCCGCCGTAATTCTTGTAATGACGGCTTTTACTGTCGTAACACCTCGCGCGCATGTTCACCCATGCCTGATACTCGGGAGACTTATACATGCCGTGCTTCGTGTGAACGCGCTTTGCATTTTCGACGCTGAAACAGCCGCATGAAACAGTAGTCCCGCGCTTGAGAAGGTCGGAGCGAACTGATTTGACCGTGCCGCAATCGCACTTGCAAACCCAATAAGCTTTACGGGTCGTCTTTTCGCTATCGAATGCGATGGCGGTCAATCGGCCGAATTTTTGGCCGGCGAGATCAAGATGTTTAGGCTGCCCCATTCTTTTTCCCCTTGGCGTAAGCAATATTGCGCGATTGGATATACCGCTTCGTCTCTTGCGACGGCTCGCATGCAATCTTCTGCATGGCGTTCGGCCAAACTCCGTGCTTCTCGCGGAAGATGTTCGCGATCCGGCCGTCCGAATAGCCCTTGATTGCCTGATATCCCAGCAACTCGGAATAGAACTGCTGCTTCTCCGCTTGCGTCGCTTTCGACTTCTTCGCGCCGCGTTCCTGCTTTACGAGCTCACCATCAGCCGTGTGCACGTCGTTCTGCTTCTCTGGGGCAAACCCGCAGGCCGGACACTTGTGCGAAACCTTCATGAACGAGCACTTCACGCAGGCGGTCGGCAGCTTTTCCTCTTTCTTCTTCGATGCGGCCGATTTTTTCGGCTTGCCGTCGTCCAGCTCGAGCGGCAGGTCGTCCGTCGGGAAGCCAAGGCTCTTGACCGTGCCGGAATGGTCGAGGATCAGCGCGCGGATCTTTCCGTCAGCCGGACGGAGCACGCGGCCACAATTCCCGACGATTGCGGCTTTCCCGTTCCGGCGCACGAAGATGTTTCCGGTCTGCGTCGTCACACACCACACGAGTTCGCCGGGATCGGACTCAACTTCAGCTAGACGGGATCGGCCTTCTTCGCCGGTCGAACCGCCGACGCACGCATACGCTTTCTTGCTGATATACGCCATGTAGAGCGGCGATTGGTTGTAGCTGTGGCGCGCGATGTTGCAGCGATATCCTCGCACCACACACATAGCCTGAAGGCGATTCGCCATCTCCAGATTGTCACCAGTCGTGATCGCAAGTGTCTGCGGGGTCCAATCCTTGACGTGGCGGAACTTCTTTCCGTCGCCCATATTGAGCGCCTCGAGGAAAATATCGAACTGGCGAACCGTCATTCGATCCAGAAGCGCGCAGATGTTCTTGTCCATGTACGACGCAAGATCGCCCCAGCCTCGCAAGTGACGCTCATCCAGACGGTTCGGTATGCCCTTGCTGACCGTGTAATGCATCACGTCGGCGTACTTAGCCAAATCGCCGGTACGCTTGATGCGGCACTCTCCAAACCGGAAGCCGCAGTTCGTCAGAACGCTTTTGATGTACTCATGGTGCGAATCAGGCTGTGCGCACGATTGGCAGATGTACACCTGGTCAGTCTGTCGGTTCCTGCTGCCATCCGTGATGAATAGGCCCAGAAAGCGGATTTCGTCATCGGCAAGATCGACGCCCGGAAAATCGCCCGTACCACTGACAGGTATCGCGTAGTGACTCTTGCGTTCCGCCAATTCCGACGCCTCAGTCTTCCGCCACTGGCCCGCAGCCGCGAATTTTCGCGCGGCCCACACCATTTCGTGCCCAGCCGTCACGCGCAGATCGAGATGCGGCGAATCAATGGCGAACATCTTTTCATCACCAAGCGGACGCCGGACGATTTGCGACGGAACCTCGAACCGAGCCTCGCCAGTATCCTTGTCGAAAACAGCAACCTCGTCAGTTTCAAGGATGGTTTCGTGCCGCTTCCAGCCGTCGCGGGTCAGGATCTCCGTTTCCGCATCAAGGCACATCTGGATGTAGCGGATCAGGCTCTTCGTCGGACGGGCCAGGATCAACGTCTGGCAGAAGGGCGCATCCCAACCTTCGGCGAGCAAAGCCGAATTGCTGATGATCGTCGTCTGGCCCGATTCGAAGCGCTTCAGGGCATCGCGGCGCGCATCCGTGTCGTCGTAGCAGTCGATATGCTCCGCGCTCACGCCGGCGGCCAGAAACTGCTCGACGATGTGCTTGCTGTGCGCAATGTTCGACGCGAATACGACCGTCGGCGTGCCTTTCGCCAGCTTGAGCCAATGCGTCACGATGTCGCCGATCAGTTCCGGCTTGTCGGTCGCTTCGCCGACATCCATGTCGGAGAAGTCTAGTTCGCCGAACTTGTTGCGAACCTGCTTGTAGCCGGTCATGTCCGGCTCGGACGGAGCGTAGATGTCGCAGTCGACCAGATAGCCGTCTTCGATCAGCTCGCCAATGGTCGACGCAATGACCATACGCTCAAACAACGGGCCGTTGAGCTTGTCATAGTGCTTTCCCAGCCCCTTCGCGAACGGCGTCGCAGACAAGCCGATGACAGGCTTGCCGGCGAACGTTTCGATGATGCCGCGGTAATCCTTCGAACCGGCGACGCCGTGCGCCTCGTCGATGATGATGAAATCGACGTCCGGCAGGCCGCGCTTGGCGACGGTCTGGATCGAGCATACGAGAACGTGCTCGTACTCGCGGCGGCTGTTCTGGCCTTGGATCACGCCGTGGTCGATGCCGTACTTGCGGAACGCTGCCGATGCCTGCTCGACGAGCTGGATCCGGTTGCAAAGGAACGCGACGCGCTTGCCCTTCGCTCGAGCGCCCTTGACCAAGCCAACGGACAGGGCGGTCTTGCCCATGCCGGTCGGGCCGTAGAGCATCTGGCGCATAAAGTTTGACGAAAGCCCTTGCCGCAGCCCCTGGATTGCCGCCGCCTGATACGGGCGCAGCTCGAGTTCAGCCGCTTTCCGTCCCGATCCAAGGGAGAGGGTTTCGGCGACGCGCTCGAATCCGCCCCCCACAGTGGTACTAATAGGGTCTGTATATACCTCCTTGGCTAGGGTATTTACTCCCTTCCATTCCTTTCCATTCCCTTCCGTCAATGAGGGCTCAGTGAGCGCTCCGCGAGCGGCGTAGGAGTCCTCATTGAATCGAGAATCAAAAAGAGTATTCATTTCACTGAAACTCCGGTTGAGGGATGGCCGTTTTCGACGGCCGGTTGATGACCTGATGCTTCTTGAATCGTAAGCGTGTCCCCAGCACCGTCTCGACGATGTGAAAGGAAGTTGCCAGAGTAGACCCCACCAAAGTAGTGGGGACCAAAGTGGCAACAGATACGCCGAAGAGAACTTCACGCAAAGGCATCCCGAATCACCCGATCGAATTTCGACGGCATCTGGCCAAGCTGGCCTGCGAGCCGGACGTATCGGTGGCGCGTCTGGCGATGGAGCATGGGGTGAATCCGAACCTGGTGTTCAAATGGCGTCGAGCATTGCGTGCTGGCGAATACGATCCGGTGGATTTGCTGCCCGTGACCGTGGAGGCACCGGCGCAAGAGATCGAGCAACCGGCCCCGGCGCCGGTCGCCCGTGCCGCTCCGGCGGGCGCCATCGAGATCAGCGTAGGCAACACCCGAGTGCGCATCGAAGGCTCGCCGCATGAAGCCACGCTGTTGCTGGTGCTCCGTATGTTGCGCGGCACGTCGGGACCGACAGCATGATCGGACTACCCAGCCACACGAAGATCTGGCTGGCCGCCGGCGTGACCGACATGCGCTCGGGCTTCAATAGCTTGGCTGCGAAGGTCCAGACCGTGCTGGAGCGAGACCCGTTCAGCGGCCACGTGTTCGTGTTCCGCGGCAAGCGTGGCGATCTGGTCAAAGTGTTGTGGTGGAGCGGTGACGGCATGTGTCTGCTGATGAAACGCCTGGAGCGCGGTCGGTTCGTGTGGCCACGTGCCGATGGTGGCGTGGTGTGCCTGAGCCAGGCGCAACTGTCGATGCTGCTCGAAGGTATCGACTGGCGGCAACCAGTCCGCACGACGGAGCCGACATCGGCGTTGTAAACCTGTCGGCCGCCGCGTAGACTGCCGGCATGACCACGGCAAACGCCTATCCGGACGACGTCGAGGCGCTCAAGGCCATGCTGCTTGAGCGCGATGCACGCATTGGGCATCTGGAAGACGTGGTCGAATCGCACAAGGCGGCGAACGCCACCGCCAAGGCCGAGATCGAGCATCTGAAGCTGCTGATCGCGAAACTGCGCCGCATGCAGTTCGGCCGGAGCTCCGAGAAGCTCGACCGTCAGATCGAGCAGCTCGAGTTGCGACTGGAAGAGCTCGAGGCCGACGAAGGCGCCGCCCCCATCGAGATTCCGAAGACGCCGCGTACCGCACCGGAACAAGCGCCCCGCAAACCGCTCCCCGAGCATCTGCCCCGCGAGATCCTGACGTACTGGCCGGAATCGGGCGAAACCTGCGCGGCGTGCGGCGGCCCCATGAAGCAACTCGGCGAGGACGTCTGCGAGCAGCTGGAATATGTACCGGCCAGCTTCCGCGTGATCCGCCACGTGCGCCCGAAACTGGCATGCACGTGCTGCGATCAGATCGCACAAGCTGCAGCGCCGAGCCGCCCCATCGAGCGCGGCCTGGCTGGTCCGGGCTTGCTGGCTCATGTGTTGGTCTCGAAGTTCGCGGACCATCTGCCGCTGTACCGCCAGTCGGCGATCTATGCGCGTGAGGGTGTCGATCTGGATCGCTCGCTGCTGGCGAAATGGGTGGGTCATGGTGCGAGCCTGATGCAACCGCTGGTCGACGCCTTACGCCGGCACGTCATGGCAGCCACCAAGCTGCATGCCGACGATACGCCTGTGCCAGTGCTCGCGCCGGGCAATGGCAGGACGAAAACCGGACGGCTGTGGGTCTACGTGCGCGACGACCGGTACTCAGCCGACATGACGCCGCCGGCCGTCTGGTTCGCCTATACGGCCGACCGCAAGGGCATCCATCCGCAGCAGCATCTCGAATCGTTCAGCGGCACGCTGCAGGCCGATGCCTATGGCGGATACCAGGCGATTTACGAAACCGGGCGGGTAGCCGAAGCAGCTTGCTGGGCACATGCTCGGCGACAGTTCTATGAACTGCATGCCGCGCGGCCGAATGCCTTGAACACCGAGGCGCTGGAGCGTATCGGCGCGTTGTACAAGATCGAGGAAGCGATCCGAGGCAAGCCGCCCGATGAGCGACAGGCGTACCGGCAAACACATAGCAGGCCCTTGCTCGATCAGCTCCATGCGTGGCTGAGTGCCACGCTGGAAACGCTCTCGCGCAAATCCGACACGAGTCGGGCGATTCTCTATGCGCTGAACCGGTGGGAAGCGCTCACACGCTACTGTGACGACGGGCGTCTGGAAATCGATAACCTGCCAGTTGAGCGCGCGTTGCGCGGGGTGGCGATCGGGCGCCGGAACTACCTGTTCGCCGGTGCGGACTCAGGTGGCGAGCGTGCGGCGGCGATCTACAGTCTGATCGGTACGGCCAAGCTCAACGGCATCGATCCTGAGGCGTATCTGCGCACCGTGCTCACGCGCATTGCAGGCCATCCGATCAACCGGGTCGAAGACCTGCTGCCCTGGAACATGACCACCCTGGCATCGTAAGGCGATAATGCCGCTGGCTTCCCGTTCACCCGGAGATCAGATGGCGAAATCGTTCCAGCGCTTTACCCTGCACGTGCAGCTTCAACACATCGAGCCGCCCATCTGGCGCAGGATCGAGGTCGAAGGAACCGAGTCGCTGCGCAAGCTGCACCATATCCTGCAGGCGGCCTTCGGCTGGGAAGACGCCCACCTGCACGACTTCCTGATCGACGGCATGACCTACGCCATGTTCGAGATCGACGACGTGCTGGACTTCGCCGACCCGGGCACGAGCGCCGATGACCGGAAGGTTCGACTGCAGAAGGTCCTGAAACCTGGCTCGCGCTTCCTCTACCGGTACGACTTCGGAGACAGCTGGGATCACGCCATCGTCGTTGAGAAAGTGGAAACCATTGAGAGCGAACCGTGGGGCGCGGCCCAGGTCATTGATGGTGCTCGCGCGTGCCCGCCAGAGGATGAGGGCGGCCCGCATGGCTACGAAGCGTTCCTGAACGCGCTATGCAACGATCCGAATAGCGAAGAAGCTGACCATTACCGAAACTGGGTCGGCCCCGGCTTCGATGCCGAACTGTTCGATCTGCGTGCTGCCAATGCCACGCTGCTACGCATGGCTTCCAATCGTTGGGGAAACCGGTAACTCACGCCGTCAACACGGTATCGGCTCCACGCTTACCTTGAATCCGTGAATATGAAGGAAGATTTCCCCCGTATTCGCTGAGTACTCACTGAGTAGTCCGTGAGCAATCAGCTCTTGGATCAGCTTTTCGCAGTCGACAGAGTCGGCCGGAAAAATCTGCATCTTCAACTTCTTTGCCGAGCGCTGGAGGTTGCCGTTGTCGTCGGCGAAGTTCCAGCACCCGATGAACAGCAGCCTCGCTCCGAAGGACAATTCGACGATCTTCTCGTCTGTCCAGAAGTCCGGCTTAATGGTGCGGATACGGGCCACTTAAATGTCCTTGGCGACCTGGTTATTACGGGCCTACTCTTCGTACTTAGCCAACTTGCGCAGCGCATCCCCAGCCATCCACTGAAACGGCGCGAGCGTCTGGCACAACTCCATCCGATGCAGCAACTCGAACACATCCGCAAGCAGCGGGTCGATGTGGATGGATTGGTGGGCGTTCACATATGCCTCCACGGCAACCCGAAGGCTGCGCAGATTACGGAGAACATGAAAAGGTCGATGTAGATGTCGATCATGCTGATGCCTCGATGCCAAGCACCCACCGCAATGCGCGGCCACGCTCGCCGCTCGGGTCAATTTCCAGTTCCGCGATAATCTCTTTGCGGGTTTTCATGCGGGGCTTGGCGTCGCCCATCACCTCGCGCTGCTTACGGGCGCGCTCATGCGGTTTCGCACCGCTCCCGGCAGTGGTGAGCTCGACAACCTTCTGGCGTTGCTCATCCGGCGTGAGCGCGGAAAGCTTCTTCGCGTGCGTGACGCCAATCGTTCCGGCTTCAACGGCCTTTTGAACGTCAGCGCAGCACTCTAGAAGGGCGAGCGTGCTGCGCACGGTCGGAACCTTGCAGCCAAAGATCGTGGCGATCTGATCCTCGCCACGGCCGAGCGCCATCATGCGGCGCATCTTCTCGGCGCGACCGAGCGGCGAATCGGCTTGGCGAAGTTCGTTCTCGCTCGCGATGACGTCGAGCGCGTTGCGGCGATCGCCTTTGTGGACGAACGCCGGGATCTGGATCGGAGCGACGCCGCGCGCCTTGCGCCATTCGTTCGCAAGGCGCGCGGCCTTCGTGCGCTGACGGCCGATCACGACTTCAACCGAGCCAGTCTCGGGATTCTTCTGGACCGCGATCGGCTCGAGGACGCCCTGATAGTCAATGTTGCGCGCCAGGTCTTCGTCGACCGGGAGATGCACGCGCGGATCGTATAGAGGCGATTCCTCATCGGTGACGAGCGACAGAACCTCCGGGTCGAAAAAGAGCAGGTTCGTTTTGCCGCTTGCGCCGTAGGCGTCGATAGAATTTTTTGCCATTACGCTGCCCTCTGTGCGATGACTTCTTCCATGATCGTCAAATGGGCCTGACGACTTAGCCACTGATGCACGCCCCAGTTACCGACCGTGGCAGCCCAATCATTCAGACACTCTGCAGGCAGGTCTCGGCGAGACGGCTTATCGTCTGCCTGCAGATAGTCCGATACGTGCGACGGATAGCAGCTAATCCGCTCCGCAAGCGTCCGCTGAGTCATCGCCTTGGTCCGGCGATGCGCCCACGACAGGCGCACGATCTCGCGATACGTTTGGCACTTCGCAACCTCATCCGGCGAGAGAAACGCCGGTCCGTTCACGACGCCTCCAAGCAGCCCCAAGTTGTTCATTTCTTTCACCTTTTTAGAAAAATCAATCGCGTAACCGCTTGAATCACCGGTTGTGCATCGCGTCAAATAAAGACGTCACAAGGACGCCTAACCTCATGAACTGCCTACGCAACCCGCTCAACGCGAGCCACGGAAGAAAAAAGAGCGATGCGGACACCGCTCAAACCATCACACTTCGGGGTGGAGTGTGTGGAGACCACCTGGAGCAGGGCGCCGTTGTCAGCGCCTCTGCGAATTCCTATGCTTCAAGCTCGGGCTTCTTTGAGCTTACGATCAGCGGTGCCGGCTGGCGGCTGCGTGTCGTCGCTAGCTTCGATGCGCTTGGACACACTGTTCCGCGACTCGCTTTCGGCAATCGACCGAGCAGACTCGCGGACATAGCCCCAGCTAACCGTGTCATTGAGTTCTTCGCACGTGACCTCGCGATTGCTCCAAACCTCGATCTCAGGGCAATACTTTGGAGTAACCTTTTCTCCATTGAGCCATTGCCACACGCGGCCCTGGCTCACGCCAAGATGGTTCGCGAGGGTGATTTGGCTGATGGAATGCTTAGCGAGGTAATCAGCAAGTTTCATGACTCCATACTAGGAAAACTCATCGGACTTGTCAACAGGAAAACTCGTTGCCTCGGTGTTACTAGGAAAACTATAGTCCTGCCATGGTCAAGCAAATATTAGAGAGCTGGCAGATCGAAGACGCTCGGCGTCTGGACCGCCTATGGAAGGAACGAAAGCCAAAGGATCTGACGCAGCAGAAGTTCGCTGAGGATTACGATATGGGGACGCAATCCAATGTGAATCTGTACCTGAAGGGGAGGGTGGCGCTAAACCTGAAAGCCGTTGGCCAGTTCGCAAAAGCGCTAGGTCTGAAGATTGATGAGATCAGCCCAATGCTGGCCGATCAAGTGCGCGACCTCTACAAGCAATGTGATCCAGACCGAACTCAAATTCACGGATTTGATCAGAACACGCGCGAATATATACAGCGCCTCTTTGATGAGGAGGTCGCCAAACGCCGGGCAAGCGCATCCCCTATGCCGGATAACGGCCAAAAGTCATAAGTATTAATACCATCTTTCCATAACCGCTATGTGAGATGAATATTTATTTGCACTGCGTAGTGCAAGGTATTTTTTACTTATATGCGGGGTTTATCAACATGGAAGAATCAATGGATGGCATGGAGGATAGGCAGCCCCCTCTCTCCATGCAACCTCCGGATGCAAATGGTTGCGGCAACTTACCATGCCCAACTTGCGAAGTTCTGAAGGATCAGCTCTTCAAACTGTCGTGCTGTTTAGCTGTTGCGCAACGCCTTACCATCATCGAAGTCGGCTGATCTAGCCAGCGGATGGCTATACAACAAAAATTCTTAGCCGCCCCTTCTCGCATCCCCAAGCACCCTTTCCGCGCGCCACGCATGATGCCCCTGATCACCGGGGCTTCATAGAATCTATCAAACCGAAAATTCTATAGTAAAAATCAACAACAAAAAATGAGGTTTCCTATTGCGTATGGATACGAGATTTCCTAATATTCAGTCATCGAATCAGGCAACGTAAAACAAGAGGAACGATGAGCAAGATACGCGTTCGCGTGGAGCGCACCGTGACATACGAGGTGCTTGTCGATGAATCGGCGGTACAGAACATCGACGATGTAGAGGAGGTTAGCAAGGCGGCATGTCGCAGCTTATGGGCCGCTCATGCGCTCGGATCGCTCAGGTTTTTTACGGTGGCGTCCGGAGGTTTCGAAGTGGTGGGTATGAAGAAATAGCTGTCTTCACCATCAAGCTTATGTGGCTTGCTAGTGCAGATATGAAGTGCCAGCACCATCGGGTGCGCGCCGAAGTAGGGCGAGTTCTTTAACAACGTGTTTGGTTAGTGCGATCAGTGCTTGCGCTGGTGTCAGCAACGATGAAAGCAGCCGCAGGCATGCGGTTAGTGAGGCCATTCGAGCGGGTGGGCCCGTGCCAAGTAATCGCCAAGTGACGTACACCACGTCGGTTCCGGGCCGGAAGAATGCCGCGAATGAATGGCGTCGCGGGCCGGCGCAAGCACTGAGAGCATTAGCCAAATACTTCATGGATAAAAGGTGTCACGGCGAAAGCCCGAGCGCACACATGTCCGATCCCACCACATGAGTAGCTGAAAGAGTGGAAATGGCTGAACCGTATCGACGGGAATGCTTCCGAAAGGCGCCGAAATGGATCATTGATGGCGAGGTAATCAATGAGTTACGTAACACCCCGGGAAGGGTAGCAGTAGATTTACCGCATCGGTAGCCGGAGCCTGCATAGCAGGGTGTAGCCGGCGCCGATGCGGGCAAGATTCCAGAGAGCGCATCGGACTCCCGTCATAGTGTCGCGGCAACCGCTGGGCTCGGATCGACGCAGGCTGATTCCTGATAGTTCGCATCCGGGCCGGTGCTAAATCCACCGAAACGGCGACCCTTCATCACACTCCCTGATAGTGCGGTGCGCTCTCTGAAGTCTTGGATTGTCCTCCCCGAGCGCGAAAGCGTGTGGATGTCCTGCCAATCGGGTAAGGCAGGAACCGAAGGTGGCACCGGTAATAGAGGTGAACGACGTACATCTAGCAGCCACTTAGCTCCGTCCGACTGACCGCCGTAAGCGGTCGCCCGGCAAGCGCATTCAGTGAGTGCACTTGCCGGGATTGGATGACCTCTTCGTCCAAGACGGACCCGATAAATGTCCATAGACGGACGCTGCGCCGACTTTGAGATAGCTCGGCGTTTCTCTCTGAAATAGTTCGCAGTCCAAATCAGGGGAGAGCCATGAACGCCCTGCTTGACCCGACCGAATCGTTCGAGCTGTCGATTCTGCGCGGCCTTCTTCCCCATCAGCTCGCGGACGAAATCGATGAGCTGCCTTCTGACGAGTGGCGTGATCTCAAGGAATTGTTCGCGCGTCCGGAGTCCCCTCAACAAGCATCCGCAGTCGAGAGGATTGTGCGTCGCCTCTTCGAGTCCGCGGTTGCAAAGGAGCGTGACACGTTTTTCGCCACACATGCGGATCACGAAGATCGGCAAGTGCGTCTCTTTGATGAGGTGTGAGATGGACATGACCGATTTCCTGTTGGGATTCGTGGCTGGCGGGGTGGCCGTGATGGGCTTCATGTGCGCCATCGCGATCCATGTCATCGGAAAGAGCGAAGAGGAATCCTTCGCTGACCAGGATAGGAGCGAATCATGAGCCTCGCTGCACAAGACCTGCTCGAGCTGATGCGTCTCGCCAAGGGTGGCGCTGGCGCGCTTACCGAACATCTGCTTCGGGAAATCGCGCTGAACCTCATCGCCCCTGGCGTCGCCGACGCGCGGCGCGGCTGCTGACCAACCCCGCCCGCTCAGCGGGCAATCACGCCCCCTCCCGGAGACCCACATGAAGATCACGACCGACCTACTGCGTAAATGGGAAGCCTGCACCGATGGCTATGGCTGGTTCATCCGCAAGTTCCCGCAGGGCGCCGAGTACACCGACGTCCAACAGGCACTGCGCGACGACAACCGCTTCGACGATTCTGGCTGGCTGACTGAGCGCGCATTTTCCGAATTGCTCGATGACACGTCGGTGGCGAAGGACATCGCGGCTGATGCGAAGAACGCGTCCGACAAGCTGATCGAAGCGACGACGGCGATCTCGGTCGAGGTCGCGACTGTCGATGTCATCACCGAGAACGACAACGGCACGGACGACGCGCAGATCGGCAGCTCGGGCGACGACGCGCAGATCGGCAGCTCGGGCTATGGCGCGCAGATCGGCAGCTCGGGCTATGGCGCGCAGATCGGCAGCTCGGGCTATGGCGCGCAGATCGGCAGCTCGGGCTATGGCGCGCGGATCGGCAGCTCGGGCTATGGCGCGCAGATCGGCAGCTCGGGCTATGGCGCGTATATCGGCAGCTCGGGCGACGACGCGCGGATCGGCAGCTCGGGCAATGGCGCGCAGATCGGCAGCTCGGGCAGCTACGCGCGGATCGGCAGCTCGGGCAATGGCGCGCGGATCGGCAGCTCGGGCAATGGCGCGCAGATCGGCAGCTCGGGCAATGGCGCGCAGATCGGCAGCTCGGGCAGCTACGCGCGGATCGGCAGCTCGGGCGACGACGCGCAGATCGGCAGCTCGGGCTATGGCGCGCGGATCGGCAGCTCGGGCTATGGCGCGCAGATCGGCAGCTCGGGCGACGACGCGCAGATCGGCAGCTCGGGCAATGGCGCGCGGATCGGCAGCTCGGGCGACGACGCGCAGATCGGCAGCTCGGGCAATGGCGCGCGGATCGTTGCAGACGGTGAAAACGCCGTGATCGCTGTCGCCGGATTCAACACGCGATTCAGGATCGGCAAAGGGGCATCGATCTCGATTGCGTATCGCGATGCCAACAAACGAGCCCGTTTCGCTGTCGGCTACGAGGGCGAGAACCTGAAGGCTGGCATCTGGTATCGCGTCACCAAAGCGGGCCAGTTCGAGGAAATCGAGCCCGGCGAACTTGCCGACGCGGCGTAACGCGCGCCACAACGAGAGATCACATGGATACGAAGATCACCTACGCCGAGAAGCAGCTCGAAGCTGCATGTGATGCGGTCGCCGAAGCGATCGGCTCCTGCGCATACGACTGCATGCGCGTTTGGGAAGGATGGAGCGTCGGGACGATGGGCCCGGACGATTTTCTGCCCATTGCCGACGATGCCGATCGGGTACACGAAATTGCGGTCGCGTCGCTGGACGCCTCGGGCGTAGCTGACGCCCTGATGGCCCTCGAACTGATCGCAGCCGAGGACGACGCGGCGCGGCACAACGGCAAGCCGCTGCTGACGTCCGGCGTGCGCATGGCCCTCGACGCCGCCCTGATCAAAGCCGGCCGCAAGGCTGCGCCGGAGCCGGCGCGGCACATCACGACGGCTGGAGGTGCGCGATGAGCGAGAAAAAAGACGGTGGCCCGGCGTTTCCGGAAGTTCCCGGCGACTGCAACGGCTATGAAGGCAAATCTGGTATGACGCTGCGTGACTACTTCGCGGCGAAGGCGATGGCTGGGATGCTCGCATATCCCGGTTGCGAGTCGCGCGGAAGCCATCACAACAACAACACGCCTGATGGTGTCGCGACGGTGGCATACGAGTACGCCGACGCCATGCTCCGCGCACGGGAGAACTGAAATGGACTGGGACGCATACGAAGCCTTTCAACGCCATAGAAACATCGAATGGATTTGCAAGCGCTGGCCGAATCAGCCGCTGCGCATCGCGCAGATGATGCGAATCCTGAACTGTACGAGGTACTGATCATGGACTGGACACAGCCACTCGTCGTGAACGACGGGACGCTCTATGCGGGAGTGAATGGGGATAGGTGGCTTGGTGAATTTAGCTGCCATCGCGCGGCTCTTGAAGCACTGACGATCAAGCGCCATCACCACCATGTACTGACTTCGGCAGATACGCATTTCATGAACGATTCCGACATCGACCTCATGGAGTGCATCGATTACGACGAGAGGTGAGCCATGGCCAAATGGATTCTTGACGAAGAGAACAATCTCATCTACGAAGATGACGACCGCCATACGATCATCTGCAATTTCCCCTGCACGTTGAAGAATGAAAGCATGCGGGCTGATGCGCTGAAGATCGTAATGGCGCCGGAATTGCTCGAATTCGTTATCGAACTGGTCGGTGATGATTATTGGAGTGAGACAAAGGCCAACAAGGCGCGAAAACTCCTCGCAAAGGTAGCGGGATACTGACATGCGCCCCACCAAAGCCCTACACCGCGCGGCGACCGCCAGCCTGGACGGTCACATCCGTTTCTTAGTAACCGTTCGCGGCGTCGCTCGCGTGATGACGCTTCCTGAGTTGGCCTGCTGCAACGAAGCCCGCGTTCAATGCGCTTTGTTTTGTGGGCACATTGTGAATCCGAGGTGAATCATGATCGAAATCTGGCGTCTGCGGGTCGCCCACGCCGCGGCTCGCGGTCGGGGCGACAAGGAAGCGGAAGAGAAGATCGCATGGGCTATCAGCTTTGCGATTGCTGGTGATAAAGAACGGGCCGAACCGGTCTATAACCAGTATGTGAAGGAGGCAGCATGAAAGAAGAAGGCCACGAGAAGGTTTTCGCGCGTCTTGATGAAGCTCGCCAAGTCATGACGGACTTCAAAGACCGGATTCGCGGCGAGCAACACAAGCGCGACGATGCGGCGTTCAGGGCGTTTATGGATAAGGTTATTACGGCTATTCGTAAAAGTGTGTGGAAATGGCCAGCCAGGAACAAGTTCAGAAAACGTAATTTCGTGTGGAAAGGACAGCCAATATGGCCGGTCGTGAAGTAACAGAAAGGGACTTTCGTATGCCTGAGTTTCGGGATGCGAAGGTTGAGGACTATGAGTTCCGTGGTGATGGGAAGCTGGTCCGTAAGGACCGTTGGGAATGTGCAATTGGGTCCATCCGGCACATGGTCGGCGTCACGGGCCGAGAATTTGAAATTCCAGATGTGGTGGAGGCGGTTCGCAAGATGGCTGCGACGTTTGAGGGGTGGCTTGCCGTGAAAGAAGACAGCAAAGACCCCGACGACTGGCCGGAGGCTGGCTACGCGCTGGAGGTTCGCCTGGAAGATGGCAGTGTGCTCAGGAATACCACCTATGAGCGAGTAGCTAAGCGGTGGCTGTGGAACGCTGGAGAGCCGCCGTTGCGTGTGGTGGCGTATCGGGAACAACGAGACCCTCCGACCGATTCCACACAAATGGACTGACGCCCTGCGGGTGACATTCCACATGATTTTACGAATAGCCGTTATTACGGGTAAGCGAGGGTGAGATGGAAATCAATATGATGAAGAAGATTCCGGTTCAGGCAAAGACACTCAAGGTATGTGTCAAGGTCACGGATCGGTTCTGCGCAACGCTTGCGGATCAGGATGGCAAGACAATCCACGAGTTCGAAGACTGTTATGTGCCGGACTTCATGCCGGGTCAGCACTACGGCGATTATCTGATGCTCAATATTGATATCGATACCGGCCAGATCACGAACTGGACCGCGCCGAGCGCTGAAGAGATCGAAGAGATCATCAAGGGCAAAGAGGATTAATTTCCGAAGCCACGAAGGCTCAATAATCCGCGGCGATGAGACGCCGCACGAACACGATGCCCAGCGGAAGGTGGCGAAAAACATCCGCAGACGCAGCGCTACGGTCTTCCCAGCAATGGGCGCGCCTTGCATCGCGACATCTCCCCGGCTTCCGAAAAATGCTTGGCGTGGCCTCCGACGGTTCGGCCAAAGCTGTGCCTTGTCGCCAGTACGGAAGTGCGTGATGCGTCGGACACCCCGGAAAGACGGGGGCTCTAAGTGGTGGCGACTGCCGCAATAGATGACATGGCGTCTCGGTCATGAGCGCAGTGAGCGGACGAGACAGTCGCTACCACTGAGAGTAATTAAGCACTACTACAGGAGAATGCCATGAACGGTTTCTGGATTCGCCTCAACGTGTTGATCGCTGCAAACCTGATTGCCGGATCGTTCTGCGCGTACCAGGCGATTCGATATGTCGAACTGTATTTCGCTGGGAACTAGGAGAACGAGATGTTCAACAGGGACTCAAGATGCTATGCCATGGCTCCGCGCTCGTTGCAAACATCGAAGTTCGGGCCGTATTCGAAGCTCACGATTCCGCGCAAACGCGATGCGATGGCTTGGGTTTGGGCGGTTGGGTGCGGGGCTGTGGTCGGCGGTATTTGGTGGCTGATTGTGGCAATTAAGGTGGGGGCAGCATGAAACCGCTCTCGGGAAAGCGCTGGTTCTATTCGCTTGGTCAGCGTTCGATGAGCCCTCTCTACATGGGTCCATGGCCATACAAAGACTGGCCGGAATGGGCGCGTCTTGCCTACTTCAAGGGACAAGAAGATACGCGTTGGGCCCGCATGCGTCGCGACGACGCGCTTTACAGGTGACAGGCCACGGGAGAAATCATGAACAAGCTAGATCGCTGGGCGGCTCGCCATCGGATTTTGGCCGCCGCCATCACGACTGGAATCGTGTTCGGCTGCTTGTATGCCGCCAACCAGATCGACCGCGCCAACACGACGAAGTTGCGCATGCAGATGATGACGTCGAGGAATTGGACATGAAATACCGCGATAACGCACCGGTCGGCTATACCTGCCCCGATATCGACGCAATCATTTCTACCCTCGAAGGGGTGGCGGATCGCTTGGATGAGGTGGCCGACCAAATCGATTCGACCGCACTTTCATCGCAAACGGAAGATCTCGGGGCTCAGGCCGCCAATCTTCGCCAAGTTTTCGAAGGAAGGTCATCACCGCTTGAGAAATTGCGGGCGGCAAATGATGCGCTGCGCGATTGGGGCAACAAGGAATGCGAGCGCGCAGACGACGCAGAGAAAGAGATGAATCGTCTGCGCGACGAGATTCGCGATCTGGAGTCGACATGAGCACCATCTCACACATGACTCGATCCGAACTGTTGGCCCGGATCAGCGTTCGACTCAACGCACAGCGCCGCTACGAACTGGCCGACGGCAACCAGTGGCGCGATGAGAAGCATGCGAGGGAGGCGGTTGGAGCGGAACTGGATGCGCTGGTCGCCGAGTGGCATCGGCGCAATTTGGAATAGGAGAGGAAAGTGAATACAGCTTTGACGACGCGCCAGGAGTTCGGCGCAACCGAACAATCGAACGCGCTAGTCGAAACCGCTGCAACCGCCATCGCTGCGAAATCCAAGGCAATGGTCGAGGCCCGCTACATCATGGCGATGCGGCAACCGCGTAACTGGGATCAGGTCCGCCAGGATCTGATGGCCGAATGCAAGCGCCCGAACTTCGCGCACAACAAGAGCGCCTACTACCGCAAGCCGATTGGCAAGGGCGTGGAAGGTCTCGGGATTCGCTTCGTCGAAGTCGCGTTGCGCTGCATGAAGAACGTTCTAGTCGAAACGACGATGACGTTCGAGGACGAGGCGAAGGAAATCCACTGCGTGAGCGTGACGGATCTCGAATCGAATCTGACCTATCCGCTTGACGTCCGTGTGTCGAAGACGGTCGAGCGCTCGAAGCCGGCCGATGATGGATCGTATATCTCGGTGCGCAAGAACAGTTACGACAAGCTCGTCTACACCGTGCCAGCCAACGATGATGACTTGCTGAACAAGCGGGCCGCGTTGATCTCGAAGGCAATCCGGACGCTGGGCCTGCGCATCATCCCCGGCGATCTTCAAGACGAAGCCGAAGAAATCATCAAGGCCGTGCGCATGGACGAAGCGGCACGCGATCCGGGCGCCGAGCGCAAGCGTATTGCTGATGCGTTCTCCGAGATCGGCGTGAAGGCAGCGGACCTGACGGCCTATCTCGGTCACACGCTGGACACCTGTTCGCCTACTGAGCTTGTGGATCTGCGCGGGATTTACGGCGCGATCAAGGATGGCGAGGCAACGTGGAAGTCGGTCATGGAGAACAAGGCAGAGCAAGGCGATGGCGAGCCGCCGAAGGAAAGCGCCAAGCCGGCCGCAAAGATGATCCCGGTTTGTTCCGACGAGCACTTCAAGGAAAAGACGCCCGAGTGGCGAAAGCTGATCATCGAGCGCAAGAAGTCGGTCAATGACCTGATTGCGATGATCGAAACCAAAACCAAACTCAGCGAAGACCAAAAGCTGACGATCGACGCCTGGAGCCATGATGACGAGTGAACGTGCGATCCACTCCCTGACGCAGGGCAGTGCCGAATGGCTCGCCCACCGCGCCAACTTCTGGAACGCCAGCGACGCCCCGGCCATGATGGGAGTTTCGCCGTACAAAACTCGGTCGGAATTGCTCCGCGAGAAGGCGACCGGCATTGTGCGGGAGGTTGACGGCTACACGCAAACCCTCTTCGATGACGGTCATCGCTTCGAGGCACTGGCGCGCCCGCTGGCAGAGGAAATCATCGGCGCCGACCTGTACCCGGTTTCGGTAACGCTCGGCAAGCTCGCCGCGTCGCTGGACGGTCTGACGATGGCCGAGGATATCCAGTGGGAGCACAAGTCGCTGAATGATGCGATCCGCGCCGCCCAAACTGCCGCCGAACTGCCGATCTACCTGCGCGCGCAGATGGAACAGCAGTTCAAGGTGTCTGGTGCGTCGAAGACCCTGTTTCAGGCGTCACTATGGGATGACGAAGGCAACCTGATCGAGGAAAAACACTTCTGGTACGAACCGGACCTCGAATTGCAGCAGCAGGTTGTCGATGGCTGGATTCAGTTCGAGCGCGACCTTGCTGAATATCGCGCCGCGGAAGTGGTCGAGAAGCCCAAAGCCGAAGCAATCATGGCCCTGCCGGCGCTCGCGGTTCAGATCCGCGGTGAAGTCATCACCAGTAACCTGCCAGCGTTTCAGGCTGCTGCCGAGAAGTTCATCGCCGGTATCAAGATGGACCTCGAAACCGATGAGGACTTCGTGAACGGCGACGCGACCATCAAATTCTGCGATGCGAAGGAGAAGGAAATCGCCATCGCGATGGATGCAGCGATTGCACAGATGGCCAGCGTCGACGAGTTGATGCGCACCGGCAACCTTGTCAAGGATCAGCTTCGCGCCAAACGTCTTGCGCTCACCAAGCAGATCGACGTGCGAAAGGCGCAAATCAAGGAAAACGCCGTCACTGAGCGCCGCAACAAGTGGGCCGAGCACGTCGCCGCCATCAATGCGGAACTGAAGACGGTGCAGATCATGGTTCCGGCACCGGACTTCGTTGGCGCGATCAAGGGGCTGAAGACTATCGCCAGCCTCTACGACAAGCTCGACACAGCGCTGGCGAACGGGAAGATCGCCGCCGACGCAGCCGCGAAGGATCTGCGCGCGAAGCTGGATTGGTACAAGTCGCACGAGGAATACGCTTTCCTGTTCCGCGACCTGCAAGCACTGATTCAGAAGCCGGCCGAGGATTTCGAACTCGCGGTGACGGCGCGGATTACAGAGCACAAGCAGCAAGAGGATCAGAAGGAAGCGAAACGCAAGGCCGACGAAGCTATCGCCCAAGCGGCAGCGCAGCCGATCATCGAAACGGTGACACCGCGACCGATTGACCCGCCGCCGATTGCCGCAAGCCGTCTGGTTGCCTCACGTCCCGCACCGGCCAGCGCGCCCACGCTCCGATTGGGGCAGATCAATGAGCGCTTGGCACCGATTGCGCTGACTGCCGAAGGATTGGCAACGCTCGGCTTCAAGCACGCTGCGACGGACAAGAACGCGAAGCTCTACCACGAGTCGGACTTCGAAGCGATCTGCGCGGCCTTGACGAACCACATCCATGCTGCATTGCATAAACAAGCAGCCTGACCGCCCACGCACCACCCACCCACACAGGAATAGGCCGACAAACGGACGGCGCTTCTCCGCCGGGTGGAGTGGTGCGCCTTATTATGGAAATCACCAAGACGCTCAAGCTTCGCATCAAAGACAAGCACGCCGCGGCGATGCTAGCGATGGCTCGCGACGTGAATATGGTGTGGAACTACTGCAATGAAACGCAGTACCGCAGCCTAAAGCGCTACTGCAACCGACCGAAGGTTTGGTTGAGTGGGTATGACCTTCAGAAACTGACTTCTGGGCTTACCAAATGCGATGGGATCTCGGTTGAGTGGTCGGCTGTTGCCCAGACGTGCGAGGAGTTCGCTGCGCGCCTGAGGCAATGCAAGCGACAACGCCTCAACTGGCGAGTGAGCGACCGAAAGTCGCCGAAGTATTCGCTAGGATGGGTGCCATTTAAGAGGGGTGCAGTCAAATACAAAGACGGCCAACTAAGATTCAACGGAATCTCCATTGGGTTATGGGATTCATATGGATTATGGAAATACGAAATCCGTGCAGGTAGTTTCAATGAGGATTCACGCGGTCGCTGGTACGTCAATATTGCCGTGAAAGTTCAGGTGGAGGAAAAGCGCGTGCCGGATGGCGCTATTTCGATCGGAATCGACCTTGGACTCAAGACGATGGCGACGTACAGCGACGGAACGGCATTCGAAATGCCGAAGTTCTACCGTGAGTCGGAAGCCGCGCTCGGCATCGCCCAGCGCGCACACAAGAAGCGCCGCGTGAAGGCTATCCACGCCAAGATCGCGAATCAACGCAAAGACGCCATCCACAAGGAAACGTCGGCGCTGGTGATGAAGCATGCAGCAATCTTCGTAGGCAACGTGAACGCGAAAGCGCTAGGTCAGACCCGGATGGCCAAGTCCGTATATGACGCCGCGTGGACGACGTTCAGAACACAACTCAAGTACAAAGCGATTACGCAATGTGTGGTGTTCGAAGAGGTCAACGAAGCGTTTTCAACCCAGACCTGTTCGAGTTGTGGCGCGTTGCCCGACTCGCGGCCGAAAGGTATCGCAGGCCTTGGAATAAGAGAATGGACTTGCAGCGATTGCGGAACGGTTCATGACCGAGACGTGAATGCTGCACGGAATATTCTCGCGGCCGGACTTGGCCGTCTTGCAGAAGGAATCCTCGGGTTTTAGACCGGGGAGGAAGTCAATTAACAGAGGATGCGCCATCAACGCCGAAGCGGCGACGCAATTCATCCTCGCCGCGCGAGACATCCTGAACTGAGGACCACCACCATGACCACCCAACCGATTCTCCAGAAAATCCCCGTCGTGCGCGACGAGTGCGGACATTTCCTGCATCCCGATCTTCGTCACTTCTGGGATGTGACGATGAAAGGTGCCGAGCATTGCTCCCCCGTCGAGCTGGAAGAACTGTGCGAGCGGGCCGGGATCAAGACCCAAGTCGTTCGCCTCGAAAACCAGGAAAGCACTCATCCCGCATACGTCTCGTATTTCGAGAACGGCAGCGGTGACATTTCTGCATGGGACCCGTCGCCGCCGCCCGGTTGGTGGCTGATCGACATTGGCGATTCGGAAGACGGCCCGTATGCACTGTACGCAACGCGCGCTTGAGGACCACCACCATGAAGACCACCGATTGATTCGCAGCGCACGGCAAGGATAGGCGCGGCCGGGACGGGCCTGGAGAGGCTGGGACGGGCCTGGCGAGGATAGGCAAGGCGAGGGCTTTACCCATGAGGAATAAAGATGAGCACATTGAACAAATCGGACACGCGGCTGGAGAAAGTGACTCGGCGCGTCGTTCTGAAGGGTCTGCGCGAACTGATGTTCGATCGGTACGCAGGCGACAACAAGACAAAGCTGGAATGGCATCAAAAAATCTACCTGATACCTGGATCGGACATTTTGTGTCTGCCAGCCACCAATATTGTGTCGTTTCTCACCGCGCACAACACGAACAGTGCGCCGAAGCGACTGCGGGACAAGCGGGCCTACAAGGACATCGCGAACGCGTGCCTGAGCTTCACGAGCATCACGGGTCCGGCGACGACGCCAGGTTACCTGCCGATCCTGCGTGACGGTGAACCCATCCGCGTTGGCGCCTTCGGCGAGGAATACGACCCGGCGAGCGGAATCTACCTGCACCGGTCCGTCGCGCGCCTCGACAAGGGCATCCCGAACCCGAAGGAACGCCCTGTCCTGCCGCTGCCGTGGGCGCTCGAATTCACGTTGGACATCTACCCGAACAAGGAGATCAAGGAGCAGGAGATCCGCAACTTGATCGAGGAAGGCGGCCTGGCGATCGGCCTCGGCACCTTCCGCGGCGTCTTCGGGAAATTCATCATCGAATCGTGGGAGTGATCATGAGCCAAGAGAAAGAAAACTCGAAGCCCCCTGTTGAGCAGCCCGAAGCAGCGCCGATCGACGAGCCCGTAGCGGCATGGATCAACTATCCGGTCAAGACGGTTGACGGTGAGTTTGCCGGCTATGAAAAGCCGGAACTCTCTTTCACGCGTCCTGCATACGGTTACGACATCACCATGGCCGAGCCGCTTTATCGCCGTGCGGGCGCGCCCGCAGTAGCGCCGATCGACCGAATCGACCGTGTTCGCGTCGAGGTGTATGACATCCTCGCGAATTTCGGCCAGATGCCGCCGGAAGAAGATGAAACATGGGAAAGCTGGTACGCGGCCGCGTTTGATATGGCCGCCGAACAAATCATGAATGCCTTTGAATCGGCGACGCCTGCGCATTGGTACGACGATGAGGCGATTCGATTCTTTGTCGAGCATCAAAGGCATCGACAAGCCCTGAGGGCGAAACCTAAAGCCAATCCCGCACCCTCGCCGGCGGACGAGCGGGCGGCGTTCGACATCCTCGCGCACCTGCAACGGCAACGTGAGTTCTCCGAACGCACCTTCGGGCCGGGCGCGCGTACTGCTGGCGTCTGCGACCACATCCGCAAGGAGCTGAAAGAGATCGAGGCGAACCCCGGCGATCTAACCGAGTGGATCGATGTCGTGATTCTCGCGCTGGATGGTGCGTGGCGCGCAGGTGGCTCGCCGCAGCAGATTGTGGATGCGCTCGTCGTGAAGCAAACCAAGAACGAGGGGCGCACATGGCCGGACTGGCGCACGGTCCCCGCCGACAAGGCGATCGAGCATGATCGGTCACATGATGTATGCCCGCAACGCCAAGGAAAGGGCACCGTGGTATTCCGCGATCCCGAGGATGCATGGGATGTGACGTGCGGCGTATGCGATGGATCGGGGCAAGCCCGCGCTCCGTCGCCCGATGCGGCGGGGGCGGAAGGCTGCCGTCCCGGGTTCATCACGATTCCGCTGGAACTCAAGGGTGAGGAACCGCACGAGGCCCTTGCAATCAAGTTGGACCTCCCGGATTGGTGCGATCTGAACATGGTCGACGTGTGGGATGCAGTTGTCGATGTTGCGCAGCGCTTCTTTCCGGCCAACTCGTCCGCGACTGGCACAACAGAAGCCTCCATTCGCAAAAGCATGACGTCCGCGCAAATCCAGCTCGAACGCAAGCTTACGTGCGAGGCGATCGACGGCGCGATGGCCCTCGGCTATCAGAACACGAATCCGCCGCCGAGCGATGACCACTGGCTTTCGACGTACTGGCGCATGGGGCAGAAGCTGGCGCAGCTGGATGCATTGCCCGCGTCAGCGCGCTATCCGGCCGCGTGGGTTCGCTTCCGCAGCGACGGTGGATTCGAAGGCCCGATCATGGACAGCGACGTGCGTATGTGCGACACACGCCGTAAGTCTGGTGCCTGGTCGCCGCTCTATCTCGGCCCCGCGCAGGCGGCGGAACCGGCTGCGATCCCGGCCGGATGGAGTCGTGTGCCGAATATTCCTCCAGCGGAAGTGCTGGAGTTCTACGGCGACCAGTACAGCTTGCCTGTCCTGCTTCACGACGGCGAGAGAATCATGTCGGTCGTCGCTCGATGGGATTTCACAGACGAAGGATGGGTTGATGCGGATTTCCGGGATGGCCCATCGCCGGCCGACTACGAATTGTTGAACAGTCGTGCGAAGTCCTGGATGCTGGTTGCCGCAGCCCATTCGGGCCAGCCGGAGCCGCACGACGAGGTGACGGACGACGACAAGCTCTGCGCTGACCGGTATCGCTACGCGCGAGACAACATTCAAGAAGGGCATGAGCTTCCCGGAGGCTATTGGTTGAGCGATACCGGGGACGCTTGGGACAAGACGATCGACGAGGCTCGCGCAGGAGAAAGCCGATGACTGTCTACGTCGACGACATGTACTGGTATCCGGTCGGCCAGTTCGGCCGGATTAAGATGTCGCATCTCATCGCTGATACGACCGAAGAGCTGCTCGCCATGGTGCGCGAGATCGGCGTCAATCCGAAATGGATTCAGCACGCTGGCAGACGTGACGAGCATTTCGATATCTCTATCGGCAAGCGCGCGGCAGCGATCGCCGCCGGCGCGATCCCCATCACCTATCGCGAGTGTGGCGCGATGAACAAGCGGCGTCGCGTCACAGGCGCACTCGGCGCGCCGGCAGACGCCGTCGCATGGCTGGAGCAGTTCGTTGCAGCGCGGCGCGAGGCGCGTAGTACCGCGCCGGCGGCCGCAGACAATTCCGAGGAGATGTCGTGAGCGAGAACAGCAAAATCGAGTGGACGGACCACACGTTCAACCCTTTCATTGGCTGCACGAAGGTCTCGCCCGGCTGCGACAACTGCTACGCCGAGCACCTGATGGACACGCGCATGCACAAGGTCGTCTGGGGACCGCACGGCGAGCGCGTGCGCACCGCAGCGTCGACCTGGCGCCAGCCGATTCGCTGGAACGCGCGACACGCCGAGTTCTTCGCAGCGCACGGCCGGCGCCAGCGCGTGTTCTGCGCATCGCTTGCCGACGTGTTTGACAACGCCGTGGATCCGGCGTGGCGTGCCGACCTGTTCCGGCTGATCCTCGACACCCCGAACCTCGACTGGTTGCTGCTGACGAAGCGCATCGGCAACGTCGCGCCGATGCTGCGCGAAATCGGCGTCGACCGGCTGCCCGACAACGTGTGGCTCGGCGCGACGATCGTCAACCAGCAGGAAGCCGACCGCGATATTCCGAAGCTGCTCATGACACCCGCGCGCGTTCGCTTTCTCTCAATGGAGCCGCTTCTCGGCCCAGTCGACCTTACGCGCATCGCGATCGATCAGCAGCTGACCCCGACGGTTCCCGGTCGCATCAATGCGCTGTCGACTGACGATGAGGACCTCTACTTTCAAACGCCGCACGCGCTCGATTGGGTGATTGTCGGCGGCGAAAGCGGTCCTGGTGCGCGTCCGATGCATCCGAACTGGGCTCGCTCTCTGCGTGACCAGTGCGCGGTGGCCGCCGTGCCATTCCTGTTCAAGCAATGGGGCGAATGGTGCCCGCGCGGTCCCGAAAGTATGGGCTACCCACTTTTCGACAACGTGCCGCGTCTGCGGATCACCGATGTCGGAGAAATCGGTCAGCAGCTCGGCGCGCGCGGCAGTAACGATTGCTGGATGCAACGCGCAGGCAAGCGCGCCGCCGGCCGCCTGCTCGACGGCCGCACACACGACGAATTCCCGGAGGCGCGATGAAAGAACGTCCGATCCTTTTCAGCGGCCCGATGGTGCGCGCCATCCTCGACGGCCGAAAGACCCAAACGCGGCGCATCGTGAAGTGCCAACCACCTGATGACGTCGCACCAATCACCGTCGCGCGTTACAACCCGACGATCATCGATCGGCACGGCGAGCAAGCGCCCGGCCTCGAGATCTTCGGCGCGTTCAGCGACGACGGTGAATGGGGATGCAAGTCGCCGTTCGGAGAGCCCGGCGACCGGCTATGGGTGCGCGAAACGCACCTAAACTGGTGGAAACTCAATGAGGCGAATCCCGACGGCCCGCGCGAGTTTTCTCACGTCGCAGCATACGCGGCCGATGGATATGAGCTGCAGCCCGGCGAGACGTGGATTCCGTCGATCCACATGCTGCGCGCTGCCTCGCGCATCACGCTCGAGATTACCGGCGTGCGCGTCGAGCGGTTGCAGGACATCAGCGAGGTCGACGCAATTTCAGAGGGCATCGATAAGACTGCTGCGGGCTTCTGGAGCACGTACGGTCAGTGCGACGTCGATGGCACATACTCGCCCCGACTTTCTTACCAGTGCCTATGGAACAGCCTCAACGCCGCGCGCGGCTTCGGGTGGGATGCCAATCCGTGGGTGTGGGTCGTCGAGTTCGCGAAGTCGGTCTAACGCTAGAGATCGCAGGAGTCGAACCTACCTAGCGCGGACTGACCGCACCAACTGGGTTTGAAGCCCTTCTCAAAGGTGACAAGCAATGAGTTCACTGATAAACCTTCCCGGCGTCGCTGGCGGCCGGATCGACAACGTTCCGTTCTTCCATTCGGTATCGCAGGCGCTTCACCTGCTGAGCACATATCGGGCGTGTACCAGTGCTGGCGACCACGGGGCAGCAACCGTCTACCGAGGCGATGACGGACGATTCCATTGCATATTTCATCGTCGCTGCATCGAGCTCGATCAAACGATCGTCACTACCAAGAAGGACGTCCGCCGCTGGCTCGTCGAATGGTATCCGCACACCCACCAAGCGAGCCAAGCATGAATAAGACGCTGACAGCGGCCGAGCGCAACGCCATCGAGCGCGCGATTAGCGAAGTTGAGCTGTGCTGCCAGTTCGCCCTCGCGAATGAATTGCGTGCAATTCTCGCCACCCAGCAGCCGGAGCCGCGAGACGAGGTGACGTGCGCGGACTGCAAGGAAAAACTCAACCCGATGTGGGTGCTGAAGCAACTGAGCCAAGCCGAGCACCGCTACCACGAGCTGCACGCGCGCTACCACGACGAACTGAAGCGGTTGTCCGAGCGCTCACGCACGAAGTGCCAGCACTGCGGAGAAATGACGAGGATCAGCAAATCATGAAGATCACCGATGACATGCTGCACCGAATCGACATCGCTCTCATCTATCTCTGCGCTTGCGGAGGATATGAAGAAGAGGTCGAATTCCTCCGGAATGCGCTTGATGAAGCCCGCCGCACCACTCCCGACAGGGAGGCGATCATCGAGGAGTGCGCGAAGGCGTGCGAAGTATGGTCGGCATCAATCGATACCGGGAAGAAGCGGAATCGGGTAGTAGCTGCGGCAATGCAAGGCGCATTGACCTGCGCAGAAGCGATTCGCCAGATGAAGACCGCCCCCAATGGAGAGAAGGGATGACCGCCGAAAACTTCGCGCATATCCACGCTCCTGAGCCTGTCGAGGAAACGTGTCAAGTGAACCTCTGCCCGACGTGCGAGCGCCCGCGCCGCATGTTCATCCGTTACTTCGAATGGTACGGCGCGACGGTTACGTGCGCCGGTTGCGGTGAAGAGTGGCATGACGGCGAACGAGGCGAACGCCCGTTTGCTCCGGGCTGGCGCAAGCAAAACATCCAGTACGCCATCCGCAACCTGGAACGAATCGGAGTGAAAGCATGATCGACACCGACAAGATGAAAGCGCTGGCAGCGCATTTGCGGGGCGCTTGTGGTTACCACATGGATCTAGCCGATGAAGCCGCCGATGCCATCGACGCCCTACTGGCAAAGGTAGAGGCGGATAAGCGGGATGCCTTGGCGTTCCGCGATCTTATGGCGAACGTTATTCGCAAGATCAACCAGGGCGAGTATAACCGGCCGTATCGCGGAATCGAGAATGCACCGGACCATGCTCACGACATACCGGGGATTTGGGATTCTGACAACGGTGCGAAAGCTGGAACGCAATGCGCATGGTGTGCTACGTGGAATGCGGCTCGCGCCGCCCTCGCGCAATGACAAGAAGGGGAAGACGATGAGCGGATGGTGTAACCCGAGGACATGGGTGCGAATCACCCACAGGCCGACTGGCATCACTGCCGAGTCCAGCGGCGGATGGAGAGCGTCACTCCACAAGCTCAAGGATCAGGCGATGCAAGTCCTGCGTGCGCGAGTGCATGCTCATCAGGCAGGCATCGAGCGACCCGCTGAAGTAACGCACGATTACCTATTCCCGAACGACAAACCATGGCCCGATGACGTGACGGAATTCCGTCGCCGCGCCCCTGCTAGTTCCGGAGAACAGAAATGACCGATAGAGAGATGCTGGAGCTGGCGGCGAAAGCGGCTGGAATTGATTTGCAATTCAACGACAAAGGCACGTCCGGATACTACGGAAGTTGGCGCGGTTTGCCTCAATGGATTGAATGGGATCCGCGTGAAGATGATGGCGATGCTTTACGACTCGCCGTCGACCTGAATTTCCTGTTCAAGCATGCACTTCAGCATGCAATTGCCGAGGAAAATGATCGGTGCAACGGAGATTATCGGGCCGCAGCCAGACGAGCAATTGTGCGTGTGGCAGCAGGGATAGGGATGACCGAGGCCTGAATGCACGCTGCATTTGAACGAATCCTAGCAATCAGCCGCGTGGAGTTTGATATGCCGGTAAATGAAGAGTGCCGCCATGGCGTGAAATGGTCATGCCACTGTGCTCAGTGCGATTTCGCACTTGCTCTCAAAACGGAAGTTCGCCACGGCCGGGAAGTAGATGAGGCGCGGAAGGTGATTGAAGAGGCACAGGCGAAGGGATTTGAGCCGGCCAAGACGGCCTGATACAACAAGACTACTGGGTCGGGGGATATATAGGATCAAACATGAACAACGAGCCGATCGTATATCGCGTGAGCCTCGCCATGCAAAAACTTGGCCTTTCGCGTGCCACCATCTACCGCCTTGCAGCACGGGGCGATCTCAAGCTGGTCAAGTTAGGGCGCAGGGCCAGTGGCATCACAGCCGAGAGCATTCACGCCCTGATCGCGCGAGGCTCTAGCTAGTCTTCTCGCAGGACTCGATGAACGCCGCCCATAGTTCGAGGGCTTGGCGGCGCTCCGGGATCTCTTCGCGAACATCGTAGACTGCCTCCATGCCGCGGAGCTTGTGATTTAGGGCGATCTCGGAGATTTCGCGCGAAACGCCCATGTTCCGCATGTGGCCCTTTGCTGTGCTTCGGGTGTCATGCGGGGTGAAGTACCGAACCGGGATACCTTTGCGATTGATGGCGCGCGAGATCGACGCCCAGAGTGTCGTATTCCCGACGTGGATGTCGCCATGGCGCCGGATACGCGGCTTGCTCCGCGCCGGGAGCAACCATTCAGAATGCGTCGCAGCAGCCAATAGTTCGCTCATCCATTTGGCGACAGTGGGCGTCAGCGGGACAAGAAACCCAGTCCGAGTTTTCACATCCTCATCGGGCACCCACCAAGTACCGCGCTGCAAGTCGATGTGCTCCTTGCGCGCCTTTATGAGTTCGACCGACCGAACGCAAGTCGCCAGCAGGATCCGGAGGGCGAGGGCGTTGTGGCGCCCCATTTCATCATCAGCATGGACAAGGACGGTTTGTATCTCGGATTCTCCAAGCATCACGCGTTTTTTGATTGGCGGCCTAGCTCCCATGAGTGATTCGAGTTTGATGCCTGCGCACGGATTGGCGGCGATCAACCGCTTGCCGCAGGCGTGATCGAACAAGCGAGAGGCTGACGTAAGAATACGCTCGCTGACCGTCCACGATCGCTTACTTTGCTCGATCATGTGCACGATGTCAGTCGCGGTCACATTCCGAACCTGCATCGCACCGATCCGGCGCTTGACGACCTTTTGCAGATCCGATTTGCGACGGTAGATGGTTCCCTCTGCCAGCAGGGGAACGACAAGCTTCTTTTCGGTGTAATCGTCTATCAAATCTCTGACGAGCCATGCGGCCACTGACCGAGCCTTGTCGGCCTGCTTCTGGGCGGCGGGATCTTCGCCCGCGTCGATCCCCGCCCGGTGCGCCCGAGCCAGTTTGCGAGCAGCAGCAAGCGTCAGGTCTGGGTAGTTGCCGAGCGTCAATTCCTTGCGACGGCCGGCACCCATTCGATACCGCAGAACCCACGAAGACGTGCCAGCCTTTGATAGAGTAAAGGTCAGACCATCTCCGTCAGACTTGGCGACAGGTTCGCCCTTGGCAATCCAGTTGCGTATCTGGATGTCGTCGAGCATATGGATCTGCTTGGACAT